TGTTAGAATACAACCGCATCATAGTTTTACTTATGAAGGCGCACAATTAGGTATTTATCATGCCAATAAAGGCGAAGGAATACCAAAGCACGACCACACTTATTCTCATGCAACTATTTGCCATGCTGGTTCTTGTTTGGTAAGTCTTGAAGGTCGTAGCTACACAATAGATAAAAACTCTACACCTTTAAATCTTCCTGCTGGAGAATGGCATGAAATTGAAGCATTAGAAGATGGCACAGTATTTGTAAATGTATTTGCTGAAGGTAAGTATTAATGCAAGACATTCTCAAGCAGCTTCTAACTGGAAAAGATAATGCTACTTACGATTTGGGCAGGGTTACTTGGTTGCTTGGGTTTGTTGCTGTTATTTTTATGGCTGGATATGAAGTAATGCATGGCTCGGTTAATCTACGTGAATTAGCAGAAGCGCTTGGTATTGTGTCTGGAGCTAGCGGCGCTAGTGTAATGATGAAATCTAAAACAGAACCGGGTGGGGAATAATGTGGTCCTTAATTACTGCGGGTTTTTCTACATATGCTAATTACATCAAAGTTGGACTGGCTGTCGGTATTTGCGCTGGTATTTTCTTTTGCGGTTTCCATATCGGTAATAATAGATACGTGGAATACAAGGCGAGAGTCGAAGCCGCCGCCAAAGCGCAAGAAGAACACAACCAAGCAGTCGAACAAGAACACCAAATGATTAACCAAGGAATACAAAATGAATACGAAGGTAAGCTTGCTGCTTTGCGCAATTATTATGGCAGGATGCAGCTCAACCCCAGTAGCAGTCCAATGTCCGGCATTTCCCCAACCCCCAAAGGAACTGATGCAGCAACCGCCTACCCAGTACTTGTTGAACAATGCTCTGAGACAACCCTCCAAGTAAATCTTTGGCAGGAATGGGCTACAGAAAACGGGTTGATTAAATGAATAGCTCCCAACTACAGGCGCTTGGCATAGACCAAAAATGGCTTGAACCGCTAAATGAGGCGTTTCAGAAATACGATATTAGTACCCCTGTGCGTCAGGCTTTCTTTGTAGGTCAGTGCGCTCATGAATCAAACAACTTTACTAAGTTAGAAGAAGGGCTTAACTATTCTGCTTCTAGGCTTATGGCGGTTTGGCCTAGCCGTTTTCCAACACTTGACGCAGCCACTCCTTATGCTAACAACCCAGAAAAGCTAGCTAATAAAGTATATGGCGGCAGGGCCGACCTTGGCAATAAAGAAGATGGGGATGGGTTCAAGTTTCACGGAAGAGGCTGTATACAATTAACTGGGCGTGATTTATATGAGCGATGTGGAGAAGCTATTGGCGCTGACCTTATTAATCAACCACAGCTTTTGGTTGATCCTAGATATGCGGCTTTGAGTGCGGCTTGGTTTTGGAATAAGAAGGGCCTAAATGCCTTGGCTGATAGCAAGGATTACGATACAATGACTAAGCGTATTAATGGCGGTTTACTAGGACTTGATGACCGCAAAGCTAAAATTGCCAAAGCCATATCCGTATTAGGGTAAACCATGCCATTACAAAAACTACAATTTAGACCCGGTCTTAACCGTGAAGGTACTGACTACAGCAACGAAGGCGGCTGGTATGACGGGGATAAAGTACGTTTTCGTTCAGGCTTTCCAGAAAAAATCGGTGGCTGGCAACAGATTACTAACAGCCAATTTAATGGCGTGTGTCGTTCTTTATGGGTCTGGGCAAGTGGAGATGCTGGTATAGGTAATGTTTATATAGGCTTAGGCACAAATACCAAGTACTATATTTATTACGGCGGTGTCTATAATGACATCACGCCTATTGTTCAAACAGATACGCTAACAAACCCTTTTGGTACTACTTCGGGTTCAGCCACTGTTACTGTAACAGACGGCTCATATAACCCGAATGTAGGCGATTTTGTTTACTTTTCTGGGGCTACGGCTGTAGGTGGATTAACGATTGCTGGGGATTACCAAGTACAGACAGTTACGTCTGGAACTACTTATACAATTACGGCCGCATCAAACGCTTCATCTACTGCTACTGGGGGCGGTACAGTTACTGCTCAATATGAGTACCCAACAGGAAATACGGTTTATACAATCGGCACGGGTTGGGGCGCAGGTCCTTGGAGTCGTGGCACTTGGGGGTCTAGCTATTCTGCTGGTATTGGGCAGCAGCTTCGCCTTTGGTCTAATGATAATTATGGTGCTGACCTTGTAATTGCCCCTCGTGGCGGTCCTATTTTCTATTGGCAAAACTCTAATGGGGTGAGTACTCGCGCGCAGTATTTAAGTAGTCTAGCAAATAGTACAACTGCTTTGACAGATAACTCTACTTTTACTAACGGTGTAACTTCTATTACAGTATCTTCAGCAGCAGCCCCAAATATATTCCCATATATGAAAATTACAGGTACTAATCTACCTGCTGGAACTGCCGTAGCTTCTTCATATATTACTGGCTCTACTACTGTACCGATTACAACAACTACTACTGGCGCAAGTTCAGGTACTTATAGTTTTTCTTATGCCGGTTCATATGTTCCCACTGCGACTTACCAAGTAATTACTTCAGCTATCCAAGAGTATGTGATTGCTTTTGGCGCCAACTCATACATACCTAATAACGCTAGTACTTCTTTTGATCCAATGCTTGTACGGTGGTCAGATCAAGGTAATGCGTATCAATGGATACCACAGCTAACTAATCAATCGGGCGAATACTTACTTACAAACGGCTCATATATTATGACTGCCCATGCAACCCGCCAAGAGATTCTAGTTTGGACTGATTCTTGCTTGTACTCTATGCAGTATTTAGGAGCTCCTTATGTTTGGGGCTTTCAAGTTTTGATGGACAATATATCTATCATCTCGCCTAACGCTGCTGTTACTGTTAATAATGTGACCTACTGGATGGGTCGAGACCGTTTCTATATGTACTCTGGGCGTGTTGAGGTTTTACCTTGCTCACTGCGTCAATACATTTTTGCTGATATTAACCAAGACCAAGCGTACCAAGTTTTTACAGGTGCCAATGAAGCGTTTAATGAGATATGGTGGTTTTATGTAAGCCAATCTAGTGGCGGAACTTCAGTAGACAAGTATGTAATCTATAACTACTTAGACCGCGTTTGGTACTATGGAACTATGGGGCGCACTGCGTGGATACAAACGGGTATCGAGCAATTCCCTATTGCTGCAGATTATAACAGCCGACTTTTAAATCATGAAGTTGGATGCGATGATTTATCAACAACTGCTACTTTACCGATTGATGCTTATGTGCAGTCTTCTGATTTTGATATCGGCGATGGGCATAACTTTGGTTTTGTATGGCGCATATTACCTGACGTAAACTTTAACGGGTCTACTACAAACCAGCCAAGCGTTACGATGACCGTAAAGCCTCGTGAAAACTCTGGTACACCTTATGGGCAAGCGGACAACCCACAGGTACAATCTGCGCAAAACTACACTACCGTACCGGAATACACCATTCAGCAGTTTGATGGTCAGGTTTACACACGCTTACGCGGCAGGCAGATGAGCTTCAGAATAGAGTCTACTGGTGTTGGTGTGGCTTGGCAGTTGGGTAGCCCACGTATTGATATTCGCCCAGACGGAAGAAGATAATGACTATTCCTGCATACCAAAACTATAATGGCGCGCCGTTAATCCCTGCGCCACCTAACTTACTTATTGCCCCGGCAGACTATAGCCAGCAGTATCAAGACCAAATGAACAACGCCCTGCGGCTGTATTTTACGCTGTTAAACAACTTTTCTCAGGCTTTGGCTACCCCAGACTACGGTACTACTACTCAGCGCCCTACAGTAAAGCAGTTAATTGGACAGCAGTTTTTTGATACTACGCTAGGTATTCCTATCTGGTGGGCAGGAACTAAATGGGTAAATGCTTCCGGAGCAACCGTTTAAATGTTAAAATCAGGAAAAAGTAAAGGATAATATATGGCAGGCGGCGGATCAAGCGGTGGTGGTTTTGAAAGCTATTTACCAATAGCTGCGGCTTTGGCCGCTACAGTTATGACTGACGGCGCTGCTGCGCCTATGTTGACTGAAGAACTTGGCGCTACTGGCGCTGCTGCGGTTACAGGAGCTGGTATTGGAGCGTTAACCGGTGGTGGTGTAGCAGCCTTGACCGGCCAGAACGTAATGCAGAATGCCCTTATGGGCGGTATTGGTGGCGCTTCCCTTGGTTATGGAGGTCTCTATCAGGGGGCTGGTGACTTAGCTGCTGGCGCTCCTACAGCCCTATCAACTTCTGGCGCGGCTGTTTCTCCTACTGTAGCTGCTGCTGATACGACTGGTGTGCAAGCAGGTTCAAATGCATTATTAAATTCTGGAGCTTCGTTGCCAGTTTCTTCTGGTGTGGAGCTTGGAACAGCCACCCCTCAAATGATTAGCCAAGCGGTAGCAAACGGTACGATGACGGCCGAGCAAGCAGCTACATATGGTCAAGCCTACTCTGGTGCTTTTAATAGCGTCCCAGCAAATTCAGTACTTGGTGCCGCTGGTACTGGCACTGCTCCTATGGGTTTTGGCACTAAAGCTGCTTTAGGTGGTTTAGGTTTGAGCGCTTTAATGGCTCAAGATAATAAGAGATATGGTGGTACAGCAGCCGCAGCTACTCCTTACACTGGTGGCAATCTAGCTAAGTTCCATTATGATCCAGCTAACTACCGCCCTGATGTGGTACAGCCCCCAAACCCCCTATACCAAGCTGACTATAGTGGATATGCACGTCCGCCTGGCTACGCCAGCGGTGGTTTAATGGACCCAAATTCTGAGCCTATTGATTTTATGGGCGGTGGGATGTATCCCCAAAGCCAACAAGTAAGTCCAGCTTACGCTACTCCAACACAAATGCCAACTTCGGCGCAACAGACAGCCGCTTTATACGAGCCTAAAACAAATCCACTAACGGGTGAGATGACCGCTAATATGGCTGCAGGCGGTACTGGTAAAGATGCTTTAATAGACTTGATGAATGCGCGCGACGCCATTGATAACTACAAAAGCCAGTACCAGTCAGACCCAACAGCGGTGGCTTCCAAAGCCCAAAGCGGTGACTATAATGCTATGTTGGCTTTGAATAAACTACGCGGCACCCCTAACGCAAACTATGCTGGTGGAGGTATTGCTAATTTGGGAGGTTACTCTGATGGCGGACGTATGCTTAAAGGTCCTGGCGATGGTATGTCTGATAGCATCCCTGCTACTATTAGCGGTAAACAACCAGCGAGGTTGGCTGACAACGAGTTTGTTGTGCCTGCGGATGTTGTCTCTCATCTTGGGAATGGCTCTTCTGACGCTGGTGCTAAAAAACTATACGCTATGATGGACAAAGTAAGAAAGGCCAGAACTGGTAAAGCTAAACAAGCTCCTGCAATTACAGCTGACAAGTACATGCCAGCATGAGCCTCTTAATTCGCCATGTTCCTATTCAATATGTTAATCAAGCTTGGCCTTTGGTTGAAAAGTATATTGCAGATGCTGTGCAATATGGTGGTGATGATTACACGCTGGATCAAGTCAGAGTTTACCTTGCGTCGGGCCAATGGCTTTTGGTGGTGGCATCAACTGAAGATGGTTCGATTAAAGGAGCGGCCACGATTAGCTTTAGTAATTATCCTAATGATCGTGTGGCTTTTGTTACATTTATTGGTGGTCGGTTAATTTCTAACCAAGATACATTTAAGCAGTTTAAAGATTTACTAAAGGCTAATGGTGCCACTAAAATACAGGGTGCAGCAAGAGAAGCAATAGCCCGGTTGTGGAGCCGTTATGGATTTGAAGAGCGTTACAGAATTGTAGAGACAAAAATATGAGATATACACTAGATTCAATGTTGCCTGAAAAGGCTTTCTCGCCACGCATGGGTCGTGGTTTTGGTGCTGGTGGTATGACTCTTGAAGGTGGCGGTTCATCTGCGCCAGCTCCAGCTGCTCCTACGCAAACTACTGTTCAAAACACAAACATCCCTGACTATCTGCAACCTTATGCGGAGACGATGCTTGGCGCTACTCAGCAACAGTTATTTAATACACAAACAAATCCTGACACAGGTCAAGTAGATATTACTGGCGTTAAACCGTACGTACCATATAGTTCAAATCCAGCAGACTATGTCGCTGGTTTTTCTCCAATGCAGCAAGCAGCTCAACAGCAAGCTGCTAACTTACAAGTACCGGGTCAGTACGGCGCAGCAACTCAGATGACTGGTATGGCTGGTCTAGGTTCTTTAGGTTTAGCTGGGCAAGAAGCACAAACAGGCAGTAACCTAGCACAAGCATCAACAAACCCAAATGCAGTTGGTTCGTACATGAATCCGTACATCCAGAATGCGTTAGCGCCATCAATGCAACTTTTAAATCAGCAGTATGGTATGCAAGGTGCTTCTCAACAAGGTGCTGCTACCCAAGCTGGAGCTTTCGGCGGTTCACGTAATGCATTAATGCAGGGTTTAAATCAACAAAACCAAATGTTGGCACAGAACCAATTGGTAGGAAATGCATATCAAAATGCATATGGCGCTGCGCAGAACCAGATGAATACAGTTTCCGCTCAAGGTTTAGCTGGACAACAAGCCGCTATGCAAGGCCTGGGTCAATACGGTGCTATGGGTAATCAGCTGGCTGGAATTGGTGGTCAGCAATTAGGTGCGCAGCAAAATGTTATTGCAACGCAGAGCCAAGCCGGTCAGCAACAGCAAACACAACAACAAAATATTCTTAACCAAGCTATTCAGAATTACGCTACTGCCCAGCAGTACCCAGAACAACAGCTTTCGTTTATGAATTCTATGTTGCGCGGTTTACCGACGCAGCAAACAACTACTGCTACATATCAAGCAGCGCCTAGCACACTAAATCAAGTTACTGGTTTGGGCATTGCAGGACTTGGCGCATACAATGCATTTGGTGGTGGCGCTGCAGCTGGTTCAGATATTAACCTGAAAGAAAATATTGTGTTGTTATGGAAAGCTGACAACGGTTTGGGTATTTACGAATTTGAATACAAACCAGAGTTTAAGGATCACGAGCTGTGCGGCCATGGTAAGTTTATTGGTTATATGGCACAAGAAGTTGAGCAGATTATTCCTGAAGCGGTATTTATTATGGACAACGGATACAAAGCCGTTAATTATGATTTAGTTGGGAGGGCTGCATAATGCTCGGTATGGACCAAATGTATAAGATGGCGCTTGATCCGCGCATCTTCCCTGATCAACGTCTTTTGGCTATTATGCAGGGTAAAGATCAGTCTTTGCCTATGGCCGTTGCAATGGCGGCTAAACAACAACGCGACAAGTTACACCAAGCTGCCCAAGGTCAACAAGCACAACAAGGCGCTAAACAGCCTACAGTTAAAGACCAGATGCTAGCTAAAGATTTACCAGCGGAATACGCAGAGCATGCTGGCTTAGCTGCCCTCCCCGCAGAAAATATGCAAGGCATGGGCGAAGAAAAGATGATGGCTGGTGGTGGTATTGTTGCGTTTAAAGATACGGGGTTGGTTCCTTCTCCAGAAGGTGATATTGATCCAAATACATACGAGAATAAATCTATACCGTCTGGTCGCAAGTTTGACCAAGCACTATTGGATAAAATTAAAAGCATTCCTGGTTCTGTTGGTAGTTGGCTCCAAGAACAAAATAAACCTTGGTCTCAAATTGCTGCACAAACTAACCCGGCCGATGCGCAAGCTGCAATGACAGGTAATATCCCTAAAGGCACTTTACCAGCGCCTGCTCCATCGCAGCCTAATTTACCTCCAACAATAAACTCTACGCCTACCCAAGCCGACTTAGCGGCTGGCGTTGCCCCTGCTGGCACTATTACACCTGAAGAGCAAGCGGTTATTAACGCAAAAAATGCCAATAACCCAATTAAAAAGCCGGGACAAGCTCCAGCTCCAGCGCAGCCTAATCCAATGCAAGATTCAGGAATTGCAGCTGCTTACAAAGATTTTATGAACCGCCCAGACCCTTTTGCTGGTTTAGGTGATACGGATAAACAGCACGCTGATAAGATTGCTGAAGCTAAAAACCAAGGTTTAAGCGGTATGCTAATGTCTATGGGAGCAAGAATTATGCAGCACGTAGGGCCACTTGGTGCTGCTGGCGGTGAAGGCCTTGAAGCAGGATTGCCATCGCTACAAAATAGCTACAAAGTAGTTCGTGAGCTTGATAACAACCGTGAGCAATTTCAGTTTAATAAAGCTAAAGCGGCAGAACTTCGTGCCCAAGGTAATATTGAAGCGGCTATTAAGTACGAACAGGCTAATACTGATCTTATGTACAAGACTGGATCATTGGCAGTTGAGCATGAAAAGAACGCTATGATGGCGCCGTATTACGGAGCTATGGCTAGCTATGCCGCTAGCGGTAAAGGTAAAAATGCTAATGAGCTTAGTTTAGACCAGGCAGCAAAAGACTTTAACGCTATTAAAGATCCGGCTATGAAACGCCAGCTAGCTGCTTTGGGGGTTACAGACGCTTTAAAATACCGTCAGTATATGAATACAGGCGTACCACCGTTAACCGTTACTGGTACAATACCACAAGGCGCACCAACCCTGCAGTTACCAAGCTAACGCCTGCTTGGAGTTTAAAATTTAATTTAACACATTTTGTGAAGAACATATGGCATACGTACAGCTACCGAACGGCTCTTATCTTGAAGTCCCTAAAGGAATGGAACCCCATGAAGCGTATGCAAAAGCCCAGCAAGCATTTCCAGAAGCTTTTCTATCCAAGGCTGAACGTGAAGAACGTCAAGGTTTTGGCTCTGCAGTAAGTCAAGGTTGGAATCAAGCTAAGGTAGCTACAGAAGCAGGCCTCGGTTCTTTATTAAATAGTGACACGCTCAAAGCCTGGGCTGAACAAGATAAAGCCAAAGGCGCTCAAGATAGTTTTATTCCTACTACGTCAGAAGATGTAGGCGCGGCTATGAAAGAAGGGTTACTGCCAGGAGCAGGGGCCGCATTTCGTAAATATGTTAGCGAACCAGTTGGTGGTATTGTTGGTCGTTATGCTGCACCTACCGCCATTGGTGCTGGTGCTGGAGCTCTTGCAGCTGTAGCTGCTCCTGAAGTTGCTGGCGCTTCTTTAGTTGCTGGATTAACTGGTCGTGCAGCTGCTCAAGCTCTTGCTACATCCGTTTCTGATTTGCCTGCTGAAATTGGTGAAAACTTAGAGTACCAAAAAGAAAAAGGTAAACCTGAGGATCTTCCTAAAGCAGTTGCGGCGGGTCTTCTTCAAGCTACCTTTGCCGGATTTGGTTTGCCTGGCATGGGTGCTATCCCTAAGGCTGTTCGCGGTATTTTAGGTAAAGAAGCCGCTACTCTAGGTGAACAAGTAGCTGCTGGTACATTAAGTAAAACTGACGCCTTATCTAAGCTTAGCGGAACTACAAGAAACTTCTTAACAGAAACAGGCTCTAACGCCATTGCTGGTACTGGCATGATGGTTGGTACTGAAGCTGCTCGTCGTGCTGCAGCTGGAGAAGACTTACTAAGCCCTGAAGCATTGCAGTCTTATAAAGAAAGCGCCATAGGCGCGGCAGAATTGTCTCCTATATTTGGGGCATTGCACGGTCTTCCAAAACGTAAAGCTGAAACAAAAGCTATCGAAGCCGGTGCAGCACAATTTGCAGAAACAGAACGTAAGAAACAACAAGCGCTTGATGAAGCTGAAGCCATACGTTTAGCTGACAGACAACAACAGTTACAGTTTGAACAGTCTCAACGCCAGACTGGTGATTTACTTGGTATGGAAGTTCCTGAGCAAGAACAGCCAGGAGTTAGCGGTGTTTCTCGTGACCAGCGTACAGTAGCAGAAAAAGAACAAGCTGCCGATGAAATGGCAAGCCACAGACAGATGCTAGAAAATAGCATCCCAGCTCTTAAGCAAACAATTGAAACAGTGGAAGGCCATTTAAATACTGCGATTGAAAAAGGCGATATTGCTAAATATAAAGATTTATCTGCTAGGCACGCTCAGTTATCTGGTATTTTAGAAACAACTAATAAACAGTTGGAAGCTCTTGGGCCTGCAGAAAAGACAGACGTACAACAACGCGCTGCTTTAGAAAAGCAAATTAAAACCGCTAAATCTGAATTCCAAAGTCTTAACTTTACTAATGGGCAGTTTGACAAAGAACGGTTAGATGCTCTTACCGCTAAAATTGAAACTGCTCAGAAAAAACTGGACGAGCTTGGTGGTGTTAAAGAAACTCAAGGCACCTTTGATTTTGAAGCTGGTGCAAAAGAAGACCAAGCCGCTAGCGCAGCTAAACAGGCTGAAGAACTTACACAGAAAAAGTACTTGGGAGAAGAAACTGCCCCTGCTACCGAAGAAGATATTGCTGCCCAGAAAGCACAACAAGCAAACTACGACCAAACTGTTCAACGTCATAGCATGTTGGAAGATTTGTTCCAAAAAGCCAATAGCAGCAATGATATTCAAGGCGCCATTCAGCTTAAAAAACTGTTGGAGCAAAGTGCTGCGGCAGTAGAAGCTGCTAAGCCAAAAGCTAGAACAGAGGCAGAGCCTTCTAAAGAACAGGCAATTAATAGAGTCGATCCTATAACTGAAGCCCGTGAAATCCGTGATATGGAGAATCGCGCTAAGGCCTTAGATGACCAGATGAAAGCCGCTGCTGGTAAAAAGCAAGCGCTGGAAAAAGATGGTGAGCTTACCCCTGCAGGACAAAAACTTGCAGCAGTACAAGTTGAACGTGACCAATTACTGGCGGATATCAAGAGACGCCAAGATGCCCTTAATGCTCAAAATTTAAGCGAAGGTGCAAGCAAACAAACAACAGCAGCGATAGCAAACGCTTTCCCTACAAGTGAAATGCGCCCAGAAGTAATGGGTAGATTAGCTACATTAAAACGCCATGTTGGGGATAACCTTACATTACGTGGCGCTCTAATGGGACTAAAACGCAAGTTAGATATGGCTCGCGGAAAACGTAACCAAGCTGGTGCAAACCGTGGCGAAGTTATGGAAGTTATTGGCCAGATGCGTAATCTGGCTGAACGTATTCAGAATTTAGATAAAGATATTGACCTTCCAGTTGGCAAGCAAATTCCAGAAAGAATTCGTAAATACCATGAGCTTCTTAATGGCGTGCGCCGTGAACAACGTGGGCACTTAGAAACTTTTTTAGATTCTTTAAATGCTTTGGCTAACCGAGAGTATATTGGCGGCCAAACTAAACGTGCAAAAGTAACTAAGAGCGTATTAGAAAACAGAATGTTAAAAGCTGAAAAAGCTTTTTCTGACTCTTTAATGGATGAAGTAGCAACACACCGCCAGGCTGCGGGTAGCTTGCCGCTAAATGAACAACAGGTAAAAGAAGTTAAAGCCCAGTTCATGGAAGCTGTAGGCGATATGAAGCGCCTAGCTACAGGGGAGATTGCATCTCCAGAAGCCGCACAAGCGGTTATCGCAGAGCATATTGCAAATGTAACGCACGATGCTGTAGCTATTAAGAACCCAATTACTGCCTACAAACCAGAACTTAGAAAACAGTTTAACGGTGCAGATGAGCGTTCAGCTGAAATTAAATACCAAGAAAGCATTATTGCTGAAGAACGCAGTAGTGAGAATCCTGACCAAGCTAAAATTGCTAAAGCACAAGAGAAGATTGGCAAACTGGTTAAAGAGTTGCGCACAGAAGAAGCGCAGCGTATGGCTGAGGAAGACCGCAAAGCCAAAGCGCCTGACGTATCAAATATTGGTAACCTGGCTACCGCTGAAGAATTAGCTGCTCGTGCTAAGGCTGAAAAAGAAAAGCAGTATCCGATTGATCAGCAAGAACTATTTGGAAAAGAAAACCAAGAGAAAGTTCAGGCGGCTAACATTGAGCGCATTGAAAGTGCGATCGAAGAACAAAAAGCAATTATTGCTGAAGAGAATGCTAAGAAGCTTCCAGATTTAAAACGTGCGTTTGCTGCTCAAGCTAAAGGCATTGAGCTAATGAAAGAGCTAGAAAAGGCTAAAGAAAAACAGCCTGCTGCTAAGTTAGAACCTATTGCTACAGTAAGAGCTACAACAGCTAACTTCATGCGCCTTGTAGAAGCGCAGGGTAAAAAACTTAAAGCGGCAAAAGAAAAAGCTGCAGCAGAATTAGATGCGCTAGAAAAACGTGTTGCAGAAACTAAAGTTGCGGCTGAAAAGCGCGCCGCTGAAAAACTGGAAACAACAACAGAGTCTACAGCTGAGCTACGCAAACAAATTGAAATCCAGAAATCATTTATTGAAGACGTGGCAAATGCGGATAAGTTAATTAAGAACATTAACGAAGAAGCTACTGGTCTGTGGAATGCTCGTAGCAAAGTTACTAAGAGTTTAGAAAAACTTACGGCCAAACGGGAAAAAGAAGAAGGTAAATCACGCCACTATAGCGAAGCTAAGTTTGAACTCGACAAACAAATTAAAGCAGTAAATAAAGAATTAAAAACACGTCTTGATGAGATTGACGCGCTTCACGCTCGCTCTCGCAAACTTAAAGAAGCCAGTATTAATACTGAGCGGGCTATATTGCGCGGGCTAGAGCGCCAATATGAAAAAACACCTCAGGCTCAGCTAGAACGACAAATTGCTCAAGCTAAAACCAATATTCGTGTTCAAGAAGCTGAGCTATTAAAGTCTATAGAAGATAACGCCAAACAAACTCGTGAAAATGACCAGCGTTTGTTAGAGGGCCTTGGACTTCCTGGTACTAAAGTGTCTGGTAATGTGGTCAATTTGCGTGGGGAGTTGGCTGATTTACAAGCTAAACTTAAAACAGCTAAAGGTAAAAACCGCGATAAGATTAAAGCTGACATTGAAGAAAAAGAAGCTGCAATCAAAGAGGCAGTTAAACCGACTCAAACTGTAGAAGAAAAAACTGCGTCAGATAGACTTTCCCTTGAAAAACAACGCGAAAAAGATATTGACTACGCTAAGCGTAGAAAAGCGCGCAATGAAGCTATTGCTGAAGCTAATTTACAAGGTGCTGAGGAACGGGTCAAGAAACAAAAAGCCGAGATTGATTCTCAAATTAAAACACTTGAAGAAAAAATTAAGAACGTAAATACACCAGAAGCAAAAGCTGAACGCTTGGCTGAAGCTAAAAAAGAAGCTGGTGAAAAACGTCGTCAATTAGCGCAAGAACGTAATAGGCTAAAAGATAAATTTGAAAAAGCGGACAAACGCATACCTACTGTTCGTGAAAAATTAGTAGCTCAAGGCCAAGAGATAACAGATAAACTTAAAGCTACTAAAGCCAAGCCTTTGACTGCTGAAGAAGCAGTAACTAAGTACAAGAATGAAATAGCAGTTCTTAAAGACAGAAAAGAAAACCTTGTAGCTAAAGTTGAAGTTGAGCCTAAACAGTCTGAAAGAGCTAAAGGACCTGCTGCACGTACAGTACATCCTGTAAAAATGTTTGAACGGGGCACCAAGAAAGAACTTACGCCAGAACAACGCGCTAAAAATGAAGAAGCCGTTGAAAAACTTTTTGAAGGTGTTGATAAGTCTGATGAGTTAAGCCGTTCTGGATTAGATGCAAAAGATTTTGGTGATCTATTTAGCGGTCTAAATTCTAATGACTGGGAAGCTCGTACAGATAAAGCGCATGGCGGAGAAGGTATTGACCACGCAGAAGCTAAGTCTATTATTAATAAAGTAGCTAAGCCAAAAGGCCTACGTTTACTGGTAGTTAAAGAAGCCACGCCTACATTGCGCTCAATTATTGAAGCTACAGGGCATAACCCAGATGAAGTTCGCGGTGGTGTTCTGCCAGACGGAACAGTCTTTGTTATTACTAAGAACCATGCTGATGCAACTGACCTTAAGAAAACCATGGCCCACGAGATTACCGGCCACTTAGGTGTTGAAGGCGTGCTTGGTGACGAGGGTGTTAAAGCTCTAGTTAATAAAGTGGCTAAGCAAGAAGGCGGAGTGTTCGGTCTTGCTGAAAAATTAGGCGTTAGTGAAGAAGTTGAACGCGCCCATGCTGCTGCAATTAATTCTGGTAAAACTGAAGCGGAAGCTATGACAGCTGCCGTTAAGGAAATGATAGCCTATACTGAAGAAGCAAGGCCGTCTAAGAGTTTTGTTGAAAAAGCCAATGAGTTTATTAAAGCTATGGTTGGTTTGGTTCGTGCAGGATTGCGCAAGATGGGCTTGGATTTAGATATCAGTACTTCCGATATTTACAAATTGCTTCGTGATGCTAGAAAAGACTTTGATGCTTCGCGGCCTATTGCCTCCAGACTAGAAAACGGAGAAGTGTCTTTTGCTAGCAAGCCTGTGTATAAAGCTAGTTTTGATCCAGCGCTACAAACATACGCCAAAGATACTATTGCCCAAGAAAAACCTTTTACCGACAGAATTAAAGGTGGTGTTCTTGGTGCAAGTTTGATGCACCGTTTTGTTGACCGTTTTGCTGGTTTAGAATACATAGCTCGCAATATGAGCGACAAGCTACAAGCTGTACAGATGATGTCGTATAACCGTTTATATGACCAGCGCAATAACATGGTTTCTGAAATAGCTACGCACGGTCCGGTTAAGTTAGAAAAGAATGAGTACGGCGAGTATCAGTATAAGAGCGCTAAAAAATCGGGGCTTAAAGATATTTTTGAAACAATAGGGAAAGCCGCTTTAGAAATTGGTAATGCGGAAGCTGCCAATGAACAATTTGGCTTGTACTTAGCGGCTGAACGTGCGGCATCTACTCCAGACGGTTTAGAAAAATTAAACTTGGCTGGTAAAGTTACCCAAAAGCAACTAGATGAAATACTAAAATTTGGCCGTTCTAACCCACATTTCCAAGAAGCCCGTAAGATGTATCGTGAATATAACAATGGGTTATTGGATCTTGCTGTTCAAACTGGGCGCCTTTCTAAAGAGCTAGTTGATAAGCTAAAGCAGGGTGATTATGTACCTTACTATCGTGAGCGGGCAGACGGTTCTGTGTGGGATGAAGAAAACCACATTCGTATTGGCGATATTAAAAACCAACAGTATTTAAAAGAACTGCTTGGTGGCGATAAGTCAATCATTAACTTTGAAGTAAGCTCTCTCCAAAATACCTACATGCTGACTGACATGGCTATGAGTAACGTAGCTACAAAAAATACAGCACACACCCTTCGCACTCTTGGTATTGCTGAAGTACACGATGGCAACGGCCCTGCTTCTCCTAGTACAGTTCGTTTTTACGATAAAGGCGAAGAGAAACATGCCGTAATCCAAACTTCAGGCTTGTCTACCCAGCTTGAAGACCGCCTTGATAAAATGCGTAAAGAAGGTAAGGCCAATACTGAAGAGTATAAGAAGCTTCGTGACCGAGCAGAAATTAGCCGTCAGTCTGAGTCTTTATTTGGTGACATTCCGGGCGATATGATTGTTCGTGGTATGGAAGGTGTTTCAATGACTCTTCCGTCTGCTATTAGTTTCTTACAAGGCCCAGCTAATCTATTGCGTAAAGCCGTAACTAGATTCCCAGCATACTCAGCTCGTGTAGCATTTAAAGAATCTATTGATAGCTGGATAAAAACTGGCGCTGATGTACGCCCAATCGTGGACGTTATCGGAAACATTAAAAAGAGTTGGGAAGGTTCTTCTCCTGAGGTTCGTATGCTCCAAGAACAAGGAATTATTGGCGGCCATGTGTACGCTGGTACTATGTCTGACATGCGCACTATCTCACAGCAAATTGCTCGTGGTCAATCAGGGTGGGAAAAACTTTGGGCTAAAGCAGATAGACTGGCTATTGTAGCTGATGAGTCAGCCCGTTTAACTCTCTATAACGGTTTCATTAAAAAAGGTATGACTCCAATGGAGGCTTCCTTAGCTACGCTAGAATCCCAAAACTTTACCAAGCACGGCTACTCACCTAGCGTGCGGGCACTTAGCGTCATGATTCCTTTCTTTAACGCACAGATTCAAGGTCTTAACACATTGGCGCGCGCTGGTTTGGGCAAGTCTTTGTTTGAAGATAAGCTTAATGTTAAGAACACATTGCTTAAGCGAGGTGCGGTAGTAGCTGGTATGTCTTTGCTGTACACAGCCCTTATGCAAAATAATACAGCGTACAAAAATGCTACTGATGAAGACAAACTTAACTATTGGTTTATTCCAATTCCTGGCGCAAAAGATCCAGTTCGCGTACCAATTCCATTTGAATCTGGCGTAATCTTTAAGGCGCTTCCTGAAGCTGTATACAACTTAGCCGCAACAGACGCTAAAACAAAAGACGTATTACCTGCGTTTGCTAAACAAGTAATTGGAAACATTCCAGGTGTATCTACAGCATTTTTGCCGCAAGGTGTTAAGCCTGTAGTTGAAGCGTTGACAAACACAGATTTGTATAGCCTATCCCCTATTGAAAGTACTCGTGATAAAACCCAACAAGCGGGATACCGTTCTCACGCTAATACGACTGAAGTATCAAAACTTGTTGGCCAGTACTTAGGTGTTTCTCCAGTTCAGTTAGACCACTTTATCCAAAGCTATACAAGCAGTCTTGGTATTGCCTTGATGTCTATGTTCAATCCAGTATTACGTAGTACCGCAGGCCCAGAGATGACAGCGCATGAATTGCCTGTACTTGGCGGCTTTTTCCAACCATCGGATGGTGCAGGTCTAATTAATAAAGCCTACAATTCTATGGTTAATATTGAGCAGCTACATAATACGTACACAGGTCTTGAAGCAGAAGATCCAGATAAAGCTGATAAGTTTTATCAAAAGTATTCTAGAGAGATTGATGCTACATCTGCAGCGGGTGCATTTAAACAGCAAATGGGCGAACTAAATAAACGTGAGCGTGAAGTACGGGGCGACAGAACTCTGACACCAGCGCAAAAGAGAAAAGAACTAGACCTCGTTAAACAAGATAAGATTGATTTAGCAAAAGACTTTAGGGCTAGCGTAGGCGAGTAAACCACACGCCTATCTTGCCGTTCTTGCGCCCTATCTCTGCCTTGGCTTGTACTCGGTGGTAAAGGGCGGCTTTTAAACCGTTTACCCTTACCTCCTCAAACTTCAATGTGGGAACAAAGAAGCCCCCTTTAGCGGGGACTTCTAACCACGGATAGTGCACCTTAATCTTCCTCACTTATCACCAATGGGCGTGTGATTCTAATTACGTTAACTCGCATTGACGGACCTCTAGTCTTAGCCAGCATATCTTTGCGCATGTACCCAATCTTGTAATTAGGCAATGATTCGAGCTCTTTCTTTAAGTCGGAGTAACCGTAACTCATAGTAGAACAATGCTGTTTAAGAAGCTGTTCTTCAATGTAGTAGTCAACATGCCCTGGGGTCATCTCATGCTCAACCCTTCCAGCCACATCCGACCTAGTTAGCGACTGGTCAATCTCGTTATGCCCACCTAGGGTAGCTTTGGTAATTCCGTCAATGGCTTTAACAACCACAAACTTACCGTAGCACTCACGGGTGTAAGCGTTAAGAACATCCTCAGCGGTACGGCGATTGCCTCGCACAGCCGCTCTAGCCTCGTTAACCATTCCACGAAGCGTCTCAATAATTGGACGGATAGGTACATCAATAATGTTTGCGTATTTTTTACCCATAAGGATCACTATAGCTACGATGGCGGCATTACCAGCAGTCCAATAACGCTCGTCATCTGATGAATTAAATTCCGCTTTTAATTTCTCGCGGGTCTCGTTGTACACCTGTACCGCTGTTTCTCTATTGCGGACAATCCAGCGAATCAATTCACGACCTACGACACCGTAATTTGATTTCAGAATATCTACCGTACTGCTCTCAGTTGAGGATGCCCATTGAACTTCCTTGGCTGGTTTAACTTCTAACATACGAAGCATCTCAGCTTGGGATGTGTGCTTACGCCCCCCTGATAAGAAGTCATAAATGTGAGTGTTGCTTGAAAACAACACCATCAAGTTCCACACAGTAGTATTTAACCGCTCCTTATTGGCGCCTTGTTCCATGCGCTCCTTGCCCTTACCCTGAGTTAAGTCTAGTAAGAACTGGGGCAGCCACTCAAATGACTCGCGGTTCTTGTTGGTAATCTCGTCCATTACAAGCGGTAGGCTGTTTAATAGACCCTGTCTTTGCTGTGCAGCTACTGCTGAAGTCGATTGCGTAACCCTGTAGAGCTCTGGATGACCCCAAAAACTAGCTGCAAGGGCTAGGGCAAGCGACTTACCACGACCTGAGCCCGAAGACCCAAGGTGATAAACAACGCCCCTAAAGCCCGAGAAGTGCATCAGAATCGAAGCAGGACCTACCATACCCATGGTTACAATCTCCCATAGCTCCTTGGCAATGTACATATTAAGGACTTTCTTCCATTCCTCAATGGTGCCCATTGGTTTAGTAGCGTAGTTGACGTTAGCCATTCCTGGGGTTGGAACATAAAGCTCCTTGCCATCAGGGGAGAAGATAGTGCTGTCATACACAAATGAGTTGTCTTCTTGCCAACCACAACTATGAGGAACCTTAACCGCTACCTTGTTAGAGCTGGCATATTCCACACAACCGCGGATGTACTCATATAAGTGAACGTCGTTGCCCTTGCCGTATACCGCAATAATATTGTGGCTAGCTAGCATCTTTACCGTTTCGTCCTTACTTACTGCCGATTTTTGCGGCATGATGATATCCGAAGTACCGTTTGGGCGGCATACTACCATGTGGATAAGATGCTCATCGCCGTTATTTAGGATGTCAACAACGAACAAGTCGTAAGGCAAAATCATTACCTGCTTCTTAACCTTCTCGCCACCTTCTTCCTCAACTACCTTGTCGATAAATATCCCGCCATTTGCCCCATAGCTAAATCCGCGTGGCGGAATTGGGCGCGTAATCATTATCTGCTCGGCTGGTTTAGTATCAGTAGCCGCTTTAGTTTCAACAATGATTTCTTTTGGCTTGTTATCGACCTTGATCTCACGACCTAAAGCTAGCGGATTAGTAATCTTTCCAAAGTGTGGGCAACCTTTACAGACCCCTGGATTTGCCTCGTCAAGCTTCAAGCAACTGTATGGTCCTTTGATTTGGTTCCACTTGGTGTTGTGGCGATCCATATCGTAGGGATGCATGGCGGATAAAGCTTGACCTTCTTCCTCACCATCTTCGCAGTACTTAGCTATGCTGAGGATACCCCGCCACAAAGGTTCCATGCCGTCATCTTTAGCGTGTTCTATGTAATGATTAATCTGCTTACATTTAGGTGCAAGATTTTTGAAAAACGTAATACTGTTCTCTACCATCTTGACGTTTGATGCCGTGCCTTTTAAGTCTGGACGTTTTCCAGGAAGGTCAAATTTTGGAAGCAGCTCATGGGAATCTTCCCCGACTTTTTCTTTGATGACCGTAGCTAATGCCTCAAACTCAAAGGTTGTACCAACCACCTTAATAGATACAGCCCGTGGCTTTTCTTGCTTGTAGTTCTGTGTATCAGGAACGCGTAATACCCGAGCGGCATCGCCAGTAACCATAGCGTCAATATTCAAGCCCTCTTTCTTACATAAGCGCTTGAGGTTCTCTGCTACTGGTTTCCATGTAGCTATATCTACTTCTTCTGTGAACGGCCAGTATACGTGCAGTCCACCGCCACTAGATACGACGTATGGGGTTCCGAGGCTATCTAACGAAGTTTCAGACAAAAATGTCCCCAGTGCCGCTGCTGCCGCCTGTTTATTAGGATAATCCTTTCCTTCTCCGCAATCAATATCCAAGAATAAAGATTTTATTTTTACTGCGTTTGTAGCTAAACGCTTGCCGCTTGTGTTAAATGATGCTAGCGCATAAAAAGCATTAAGCCCTTCACCGCTAAAGTGTGCAGCGTTGCTATACAGTTCATCAATCGTATCAACAAATACGTGTTCTTTTTTTGCTGTGCTTAGTTCGCAGGCGCAATACTTACCCGAAGACGGAAGCACAGTCGCTAGGAATTCCTGCGACTTCATATGATGCTCCTTGGGTTAACCGTTAATGCGTCTGTCGAATCTTTTTAAAAGTTCCTTCTGAAAACTTAACGGCATGCCAGTATCAAGGTAGCGTTCTGCAAAGCTAATCAGTTCTTTATCGGTTAATGCTTGTGGGGAAATCACTGCTTCGTTTATTTTTTCTGATTGCATTTTTTCATTGCCTCTTCAACGGTGCTGCTTGTTTGTAATATGCGCAACAGATTGGTTACGCTTGTTCTATATGATGGAGTAACTTCGGTTCCTGAGAACCAGTTATAAACCGTCTGTCTTGTTGCTCCTGTGTACTGCGAAATCTGAATCACAGGAAAATTCAATTTAATAGCCCATCGACCTAGCTGATTGCCTAGGGTCTTTTCCGCCTTGGCGGTGGACTGTCGTATTGTTTCTGAGTAAGCCATTTTCTTTTCTTTGTTGTGGGTGGGGAGACAGTCTTTTTAGTCGTTCGTCCTCGAGTACTTGAGCTGAATAGTGTCAGCCTCCCCTAAACTTTATCCTGAACAGGTCGTAAAACAGTTACCAGACCCATCACAGCAAATAGTACAGATTCGTCCTGTTTGCATATTAGTGTTTGTCATACATCCAGCATAAACAATGGATGCCGCCAAGAATAGCCCTAGGGCTAGAGCAAGCTTACTCATCGTCAGTATCCCACTCATCAACAACAGAAGCTAAGTCGCCAGTCTTTTTCTTTGGAACCGCTGATGGTTTAGGGGTTACCTTACGCTTCTCAGGCTCATCGAATGACTCGGCTTCTTCCTTTGGCGCCGCTAATGCTGGAGCTGCTTTTGCTTTCTTACCGATACCGCTACCAAAGCTCATAACAACTGCTTGCTTAGCTTCAGTAGACTCGCTCTTTTCCTTAACTGTTTCATACTCGTCTTCGGATAACCAGCGCATTGGTTGGAAAAATAACTTAGGCACAGCAGCTTTAGTGTCGAAACGCAAACGAGTAACAACAGTCTCAGGGCTGATGCTTTGAGCGGCTAGGAATCTAGCATACGCCTGTAGCGGACGCTTGTCACCTTCTTCTTTACCGAAGATTGATGTGGCAGATAGAGTTAACTGCATAATATCGCCGCCTACATCGTTAGCCAATACAACTGCTAAGCGCTGACTGAAACGGCATGCGCGTGAATTACCTTGACCAGACCCAGCGGCATTCTGTGGGCATGATGCGCAGTTGCTAGCTTGTGGTTCTTTAACTGAACTATCAGGTGTTTCACCATCTGCTGACCAGCACTCAGGTCCTTTGCTAGCGCCTTCTTCGTATGTGCCCGCATAAAATGTACGGCTGATCTTAGGTGCAGCTTGAACAACAACTACATCAAGATGGCGATCATCAATCGAAGCTACTTCTTCGCTACCCGCTAATAAACGGAATACACCGCCTTTAATGGAAATACGCTTGCCGTTACCACCACCGCCACCACCAGCCAAACTCTTGGCGAGGTCAGACAGTTCTACATTTTTAGCAAATGATGGAAGTTGTGAGGGGTTAAATGCTGTGAGTTCTTTACTCATTTGTTACTGCTCCTGTACTAGTTGGTTTGGCAACTGCCGCACCTGTTTGTAAAAATTGTAAGAATACTGCTGCTGTTTCTGTAACCTCAAAGGCGCTACCTTCGTACATGCTTTTTGCGGCGGTATCTAATGCCATTCTGCGTAGGTCAAGTTCGAGCATAATATTCCGAGCCGCTTGTTGTACGGCTTGCTCTTCGGGTGTTAGTGGTGCATTCATTTACTTCTCCTTATTTGGTTGGTTTACGTACTGATACTGAAACTTCGGACATAGAGTTTAACCCCATAGGTACAACGCCAGGGTTTTCCTCTAAGAACATCGCCATATTTTTCTGAGCAATGCGCTTCTCAAACAAATCGAGCGCATCGTTCTCTACCACAAACGTCTTGAATGAATCCCAGTCATCTGTGTAATAGCGTGTTTTCTGTGACAGGATGATTGTGCCTTCATCTGTTTTTACAGACTGAAGACCAAGTGCCACCATCTGATCCTTCATGGCATTCTTGATTTCTTCCTGTTGTGCTTTAAGTTCTTCGAGCTGTGTTTCATACTGCGTGGTTAGCTCGTTAGTCTTTGCGTATATCTTGCGATATATTTTTGCTAGCTTGTCTAGCGGAATTGCTTCGTCTGACATACTTCCTCCTTTGTCAATAATTATACATCAATGCAGACAGTTGTACAACCCAATACAGGGTTTTATTTTTCGCCAATCTCCTCCTTATACAGATTGAGCAGAATGTCGTGACCTTCTACACGCTTCTCTAGTTGCGCAAACATCCGCTTTTCTATATCGCTACCTTGTAAGTGTATCACAGTAACATTCGTACCTGTCTGTCCAATACGATCTGCTCTAGCAATGCACTGTAGGTAAGTCTCTACAGACATAACGGGACCATAAAATACTACCGTATCCGCGGCTGTAAGCGTAACCCCATGAGATGCTGATTGAGGTTGAACTACTAGTATACGCGGGTTTGGTTCTGTTTGAAACCGCTTAAAGATATCGGTACGCTTATTAACCGACACATCGCCATGAATAACCTCTGCGCCCACATTGTGCTTGAGGAGGAACTCGTGGATGGTTTCAATGCTGTGCCTAAATGGTGCAAAAATAATAACTTTTCTGTTGGTTTCTTGCAACACTTCTAGCAGGACGTTTAGTCGTGGGGCGCAATCAAATTCAACAACCTCATGGGCATCCGTATATGCGGCACCTGCTGAAATTTGTAGCAACTTAGATACGCCAGCCGCGGCATTAACTGCCGTGATTGTTTCACCCGAAGCCTGCATAACCATGCGCTCCTTGAGAAGCTTATAGTACTTGACCTGCTGGGGTGTTAGTGGTATCTCGCGAGTCTCAGTAAGCACAGGCGGTAAGTCGGTACACTCTTCTTTAGTAAACCTAATGGCTGGTTGCAATGCCGCAAATACAGCCTCAGCCGCACCGCTCTTAGGAACCCACTTAAACTGCGTGAGCTTCTTCATCACCTTGTCACGCCATGCAGTGGCAAACTTAGGAACGCCAGTCGGATTAACCAGCTTAGCTAAACCATACGCATCAATAGGGGACTGAGCTGAAGGAGTACCAGTCATCATCCATAGTAGTGAATCAGGACGAACGATTTTGTTAAGCGACTTCCATCGTTTAGTTGATGAGTTTTTATAAGCGTTAGCTTCGTCTACTATGACCAAGTCAAACCGCCCATCGCGTGCAACTTCTTCAGCGATTAAATTTAATCCGTCGTAGTTAACAATCACAAACTCATAGTCACCCTGAACCATCTCGATACGCCGACTAGCTTGAGAATGGTGCGCCACAATTGCAGACCTGTGAATAACGCTATTAGATATACCACTCATCCAAGCGTCATGCATGATTGACAACGGGCACAAAATTAAACAACGTCTTACTTTCTTTAGCCGCATTAAGTAGTCTGCTGCCCATAAAGCGCTCAGCGTCTTACCAGTCCCTGGGTCATTAAATACAAACGCTTTGGGATTAAGCGTTAGGAAAGAAGCTGTTTCAATTTGGTGTGCAAAAGGTTTGTGTCGACCCGGCCATTCATAACGTGCCGTTATCGGTGATGCTAAATCTTTTACTCCTAAGTTTCTTAATACTCTTACTTCTTCTAAACCCCAAAACACTGCCATCTCGTAGACACCATTATTTTCTCCAACTACTTTACTGCGGGGAATAATGCTGTACTTATCGGGGTCGCGTGTCCTAAATACTAGAGCCTTGTTCTCTATTATTTCCATCTTCGTTTCTCTCTTCTTTTTGGTCGATGTAATCTTTTAATGTTGTTTGTTTTTTCTTCCCAAAGATTGCTTCAAAGTTTCTATCAAACGTTTCCATGGGTACACCTAATGGGCGAGGTGTGTCGCCTTTACCGCCATCTCTCATATCACTTGCTCCACTATCTACTATGTTGGTTGGTACGTCGTGCTTCACCCTATTCTCCAGTACCTGTCCTTCGGGTTATTAAGCATTGCTTTAATAAGCTCATCTGTATTAAAGAACCATTGAATAACTTTCATGCCATCATGCTGCACGATTTCAAAGCTCATTCCATGTACTCCTTTGGTGGGCGGTCGTCCCCCTCGGGGTATGTTTTTGCATACAAAGTTAGCATGCGGATATTACACATCACATGTGCTAAGTGCGGTTGACCTGACTCAGGATCTATCTCTTCTCCGCGTTGCCACGCAGCTAAGTGTCGCATAGCACAAGCATAAGGCACAGACCAAGGCATTCCTTTAGCCCAGTTCCATGCATTGTATTTTTTAGTGCCGTAGTCCCACACCCTAGCTTCATCTTCTAAAGTCCACAAGGGTATCAAACTCATGTTAGGTTTGTTGCTGTTATATCTAGCACCCGAACCTTTAACAGTACTATTAACATCACCAATACCTTCTAATGGTGTTGCAGTAAATGAACCGTCTTTTTCTTTAACTACTAATACCGTATCATCTGAGAACCAGCTATATTCTGTTCCCGCTCCTTCGTTTGGCATCATTCCTCCTTATTTGATAGAGCCATCTGACTTTCTTGGAAAACTTCTATTGGCGCTAGCACTCTTTGCTCTGAGGTTGCTTCGCACCGTCTTACCGCCTTTACTCAACGGCTTGGTATGATCTACATCCTTGCCGTCACCTTTACTAACTACACCTTCCCGCTCAAGCATACGTCTTGCTTTATTGCGTTGGGCGCGTTTCTTTTTTACTTTTTCTGTGCCGTCGTACGCTAGGTACTCGGCACGAAAATCTCTTTTGTAAACCATAACTACTCCTTATCTATTGTGCTCCGCTACCGCTTTGCACCAATCAATGAACTCCTCAACTGAGGTATTACTTCTAAAACCATTTACTGCTCTACATACTAGCTGTATATTATCCGCCGTATAACTTCCGCCAGCAACTATTCTATCAATAGATGCGTTAGTTTTTGTTACTTTTCCTTTTTCTAGATAGCAGGTCAAATCTCTGCCTGTAAGCGCGCATTTAAAATTTTGTTTTTCTAGTTGCGCAAGCACAATCTCGACGCTAAGTGCATCCCTTTTTCGACCTCCGTAGTACAAAAGTCTAGAGGCGTACCTTCTCCAATTACCACTTATCTTGTTGTACTGGTTTTCTGTACTTTCTGTTCCAGTTATGTACTTCCACTTGCCTTTACAAGACGTAGAACAAAACTTATGCACCCCCGATCTAGGCAAAAACTCTGTCTTACACACGGCGCAGTTTTTTCGTTTGAAAGTTTGAGGAGTCGCCCAACGCGGCATATTATTTCCTATCTTCTTTTAGTGTTAAACTCGCACGACTTTACTGCGCACCAACCACATAACGGGGTGCTATTCGGATTCCAAACATCATTGGAGTGGCTAGCGGCGAGCTTGGCAACCCGTTCTCTATACCTCCACCAATGAAATTCTACCTCGTCTAGGGTCATTTTGTGCTTAACTGCGCTACCTTTTACCACAAATAACAGGGCTGAATTAACCTGCCGTATGTGGGGGAAGTGGGCAAACACCATCAAAGACATTAAAATTAGCTGGTCTTTGTCGGGGTACTTGTCATTGCCTGTCTTATAGTCAATGACCCAAGCCTTTAAGCCATCGTCATCAATGATAAGTAGATCGGCAATACCGCGTACCCAAACATCATCTGCCTTGAAGTCACAAGGGGATAGGTCTTCCCTAACCCCCATCTCATACTCGGCAAGCTTACGCCCTTCTTTCTTAAGCAGGCTATCCAAGATAGGCTTCATGAACTCATGCTCAGGGGGTAATTGCTTACCGTCCCTGATATAAAACTCTGCTGATTCATGTACCTGTTTACCATAGATAGTGTGGACGGTATCGGTGAAGGGGTAGTTTTTAAGTACCTTGACTTCATGGTAACGACGTGCGCATCCTTCGTAATCTTTGAGCCCTGAATGGCTCCACTTAATTGGTGTCATTAGAATTTCGCTGTTCGTATGGCTTGTTCAAGGCGGTCGGCAAACCCACTAACGAATGACTCGCGGTGGTTAAGCTTGGACTCACCCATGTCGTACAAAATAGCATGAACAATCTCATGCCATAAAGTATTATGCTGACGCGTTGCCGCTTGTTTAGCGACGGCAATACGACCTGCTTCATAATCAAATGCGCCGCGGCATTCTTCAGTACCGACAAACACTTGATCGCACAACTCTACTTTGATCTTGCGCTTACCGATTGTTATTGCTGTTGGTGTTGCATATTTATTGGTCACTTCGCTTCTCCATATCGTTTGGCACAGCCAGTCTCAGCGTCAAGAGGAATTCCTGACATATATTTAGGATCTGCTACCATCTGCGCGTGTACCCAAGTTTCAGCTTCTTCGGCTTCTGACTCGGGGACTAGTACTACAACTTCATCATGCACGGTTAATACACACGGATACTTCTTTTGTATTCGTAACATACCATCCGTCATAACACATCGTGCTACTGCTTGCACAATATTTTCTACAATTTTACCACCATATAACCGCTTAGGTTTGTTCTTGTCGTCGCCCCCATACTGCCATTGGATTCTACCCTTGTTATCAGAGTGTCCTTCAAGGTTGGGGTAACGGATAGCCAAGCCATTAGGTAGTTCAATACCCTCTTTCCTAAACTTAATGCACTTATACTCAAATTCATTACCCCTAGATAAGCACGATAGGATAGAGTCATTACACAACTGCCAAAAAGCAACAACATCCTGCGATGTGTTGCGGTAGATATCAATAATCTTTTTGGCTGATACACAATGAATCAGTAGCTCATCCTTTGTGCAGGTGTGCGGTATCTCTGCCATCTTCTCAAGGTTCTTTTCCCAACCAATAAAGTTTTCGATGTCCTGCCCAGTAACACCAAGCTGTTTAGCGAATGCTTTATCGTACATAGTAGGTGGAGCGCCAAGGAATCCAGTCAATAACTGAGCCGCAAAGCTAGCCCAACCCATACCATAGCCACAACCTAAGAGAGCTGACTTAGCTGACTGGCGAAGATCAGGGTGCGATTCTTTTGTGAGGTTCGGGATACCGAACATCTGCGCACCGAACGCCGCATACGCATCCTTACCCGAGGAGAAGATACCAAGGAGGGCATCATAGTCCGCGAGATACGCGAGAACGCGAGGTTCGATTTGGGATAGATCGCAGACCACGAGGGTATAACCTTTCGGAGCTTGAATAGCTTTGCGTAAGAAAGAGCCCCGCTTGAGGTTCTGAAGATTAAGCCCCGAACCCTTTGACGCAGACCAACGACCCGTGTGGGCTCCGTAGTAATTGAGCGGGACAGGTAGCGTACCTCGTTCTGAAATATCCACGAACCTCTGCGCTCGTGTGCGCTCAAGTGTCGACTTAACTTTAAGGCGCGCTTCGCATATAAGCGATATGTCCTCATTGTTTGAATTAAGCAACGCTTGGAAGAGGGCGTCTGTTTTAGCGAACGCGTAAGTTTCTTTACCAGTAGTTTTGCTAATTTTTCTTGGTGGGGATACCCCCAATGATACAAGCACTTCAGCAAACTGATCGTTACTAGCCAACGCCGTTTCATCAACGTTAACTTTTTCAAGGATCGCTTCGCGCTTGGCACGCTCATCAGCAATGGCTTCATCTAACATCTCCTTATCAAGTTCAAGAACAGGGTTGATGAACATCTTTAGTGTGAGGTCAATAAGCTTTAGCTCACCCTTTGGGAATCCCCCTTCTAGTTCTTCGTTCAAACAATTAAATACCGCTTCACATAAGTAAACATCATGAAGACAGTATTCCGCAAGCTCTTCTTCTATGTTTAGCGGTAGCTCTTCCAAGCCGTCGGTAGAGTAGACTGCGTTGCCTTTTGGTGGGAGCTCGTAGTATTCTGCAAGCTTTGCGAGGCTGTTCCCGACTTCGACGCCCCTAAGAGCGCGAGCCATAGATAGAGAGTCAAAAATAAAAGCAGGACGCGCCCCATAAATCCACGACAGAATCGCCACATCAAACTGGGCATTGTGCGCAAGCACCGCCGTCCTACTCCAATCAATGTCATCCACCCATGAAGGCAGATTATCGTGAGTGACCCAATGCATCTGTTCGCCACCGTATTCTTTCCAGCCAATACCAAACGCTTTAAATCTATCATCGCGTATGTATTCCTCCGTAGTCATTTTGGAAAGGGTGTAATTAGCCCTGTCCCATCTTGTTTCAAAATCCACGACCAGTATGCGGTCGAATGGTTTGCTTGACATTTGTTTCCTTAGTTAAATAAAAATACGCCGAATACGATTAAGATGACCGTACTAATATAAATAGCCCATGCCGCTCGCTGGCGTTTAATGGCTGGTATGTCCCCTATGAATGCCGTTTGTAATAGCTCCATATCAGCATCAATAGCTGGGCGCAGGTCGGGGTTGTAGTTACTGCCGATTTTAACTTTGCCTGTATCGTATGGAACTCTCATACACGACCTCCAGTTACCAAGCTTGGGGTATTTCGATAGGTTTCTAAATCGCGTTCGCGCGGGTGCGCCGTTGGTTTGTATACAGTATGTGGGTTAGGTGTTCGTGGTTGTGCCCATTTGATCGGGTCTGATTTGTTTTCTTCGATTACTTTCTTGTGGTTATTACTCATACATCCTCCTTTGGTTATTCTTTGGGTCGTGACCCGCTTCGTATTACTTCTGATACTACTTGTTCAATGCTTATGTCAGAGTACTTTGTGATACCTCGATTACGCAGTTCCTTTTGTATTTTATATAAAGCTTTCTTTTCGATTTGCCTTACTCGTTCTCTAGTTACACCCAATGCAATTGCAATTTCTTCTAGCGTCATCCCAGTATCCATAGCTGTCCTTAATTAAGAGTTCGGTTTGCCATATGTTGGTCAACATAATAGCCAGTAGTTACTGCCGCATCGTGTAACAGATCAGGGACTTCCCATTCTTCAATGTTAATTCCATAAATCCTAACCATCTGCGTCTCGTAGTCATAGCCAACCACAATAGCACAGGCATTAGACTCTTCATCCATGCAGTCTTTTAAAATACTTTCTACTGCTTTAAATGTTTCATTCTGATCCATAGAGAGCCTTTATTTCTAGTAGAGCGTCGGTGACATCGTATATGTTGTCTTCGTTTACTACAAGCGTGCGACCTTTAGCCGTTCTTATTTGCGCCATTTGTGCTTCTTGTAAAGGAGTTGGTTTGTTATTACCCGCTTTACATTCGATAGCAATAAACTGACCAAAGTAACAGCCCACAATATCAGGTACACCACTACGCCCAAAGCCTCCAGTAACAGGGTAGAAATAATACGCCCCAAAATTCTTAAGAACATTGACAACTTTCTTCTTTACTTTGGCTTCGGGTGTCATTGCAATTCCGCATTGCGTTTCCTTACTTCATCTATGCGTTGTAGACAAATGGCTATGTGGTTGAGCTGGTTTTGTAGAATCTCCTGCTCGTTGTAATAATAGGCTTTTAATGCAACGATAACCTCAGCTTCGAGGTTACATAGTGCCGCATTTTCTTTCATTATCTTGAGCATCTCAAGTTCACTTAACTGCATTTTTTAATTCCTTTATCATTTTTTCTCCTTTTGCTGTAAGAGTGTAATGGATTAAGCGCATGTCTTTCTTGTCTGCTGTTCTTAAAACCAAACCTTTTTCAACCAAAGACTTAAGATACTTGTTGGCGGATGCTGAAGTAACCGCCTTTTGTTTATTAACCAAGGCGGCAATGCGACTGTAAATAGTTGGGGAAGTGCTGTCAATCAAGCCCAGCACATAGTCTTCCCCCCAACTTAGCCCAGCATTATCACGGATATACTGTGCGTCAAATATGCTCATTACTTCCCTTGCTTACCGAACACAATATCAAGTAGCTGATACACATGGCGAGCGTCATAGATGTTTAGGCTACTAACGAACTCCTCAGCATTGAACTTGGTCTTGCTAGTATGAGTAGCGGGTGCCGCAGGTGTTTGCCGAGTGATATGTCCGTTTGTTTCAGGCACGCCTTTAGATATACTCTGCTGTTTCTTAGCAACGATGTTCACATTCTTTTTCTTCTTGCTATACAAGCCTTTAATTTGTAGCTCGTAGGTGTTAGCAACCGCCCAATACACGAAGATAACCCGTCTACCGTAGCCTTTAAACTCAGGATTGTCGATTGCTACACGCCCAATTAGCTTGCGGTCGTATAATGTCTTGAGTGTTGAGGCGATAGACGCGTCGTCTTTGTTGGTGATGTTAAAAGCCTTACGGATACTAGGCATAGAGCATTTTGGATTGGTCTTAATAAAGTCGTAGACCTGTTCACTAAATGACTTTTCTTTTTCTGTAATAACAGTTTTTTCTTCTAGTCTTAGCTCTGGTGTTGTCCATTTGGTTAAGACTTTTTTTACTTCAGTTTGCATATCTGGCATATAAACTCCTTGTTTGTTAGTTGCCGTTATTATTTTACTACAGTTTTTTACTTAACTTTCTTATGTTGTTTTTACGCTACTTCCTTTCGAGTAGCTTAAACAGTTTTTCCATGGTGTCGTCTGAGTCTAGAGATAGGTTGATTAGTTGGAGCAGGCTTGAGTTGAATTGGGTTTGTTCTTCGGAGTAGTCTCTACCTTTCATTGCCTTTTCCGTTATCTCAACCTGCACCCTTTTTATTTCCGAGCCGAGCTCGTTGATCCTTTGTTTGTTCATTCGCAGTTCTTTCTTAATCGTTTAGTTTTATCTTCGTTATCGCTAAAGTATTTACATTCTTTACCTTGGCGTGGACTATCCACAAAGTAAGATTGGTACTCGGGTGTTGCTCTAGCAGTAAAGCGATAGCACCTTTCACGCTTCTTGCAAGTCTCATCACGGCACATTGTTATATCAGCCATTCTCTTGTGCCTTTCGTGCTTCATAAATCTCTATCAATGCCTCTGCAAACATCATAGGAAAATCAGCATCAGCACCTGCTCTTATTAAACCTTCTGCTACGCCACCTTGATGTAAATAAATATTGTGTATTTCTTCAGTAGTTAATTTCATTTCTCTTGTGCCTTTCTTAGTATTGCTCTAGCAAAATCGTATTTCCATTGCGCTATTCCGCTTTCAAGGTTGGTTTCGTTTGCAATATTTCTTATTTCCTCATCTGTTAGTGTCTTTGCTGGATGGTGAAATTTATGGGCTTTCCAACCTTCTTCTTTACCAGCTTCAAAACCTTTTTTAAACTGCTCATCTAGTTCTTTTGCTGGATGGGTGTAGAGTGGAATATCAGTATCAAATTGCTTATGTTTTGTTACGCTGGTAGATACAGCCATATCCAATTCTCTAGGGTCTATCCACGCTACTGGTTCATTGTCAGCTTCTTGCGTAAAGTCAGATAACCTTTGTAGTGCGGCTTCTTTTTTCAACGCCTCTATTTCAGCTTGTTGCTGGCGATATTTAGTTTGATAAAACTTCAAAGCGTCTTTAGTATTACTAAAAGCTAAATCGCCATCAAGTACATAATCATCGCCATTCATCCTAAATACTCCTCTGCCATGTTCTCTTCATAAGTTAACCAAGGCTTCCATGCACGCCTAATCTCGCCAAAAGAATAATGGTTTGGGTTACCTTCTAATACCAAGGCGCGTTTCTCCTCCAATGTTTCTGCTTGAGGTATGGTTGTAAACAAAGAGTTTTGATTGGCTTCATTGATCTTGTTCTTTCTACTGCGTGGGCTTAATCTATTTTCCACAGTCGTCTTCTCCGTTTTTGCGTAGGGTTGGTGGTCGGCTTGCTAGGATTGATGCATCAGCTAATTGTTTTAGCGTAGTCAGTTCGGCTCTCATTTTATTGATGACCGTAGATAAAGCTTGTAGTTGGGAGCACACCCCGTTAATGATTTGGGTTACTTCCTGTGCTTGCGGGCTGGTGTCCATAAACTGATACTGTGCACCCGTTGCCCCTTGTATAACCGCCTCGCGGTCTTCTGTTGTGAATGTTGTCATTTGGTTTCCTCCTTGGTTACAAATTCGGTTGTAAAGCTCTCGCCTTTAGGGTATTGGTAATGCACTAGCATACCTAAGTGATTGGCTATCTTACGCACCACCGAAGACAAAGGAACAGACTTAGCATCAGACCAAAAACTATGGTGGTCGTCGGTGTAATACTTATTGTGAATTTCTAGCATTTGAATCCTATCTTCCAATGCTTTGATCTTATCTACCATCTTGTTGCATCTACAAAATAACTTCATACTTTCTCCTCATGTAACTTAGTTAACTCATGCACCTTGCCTGCAATAAACCCAGCTTCCCATAGTGGGTCAACCATACCGCTAGCCATGTATGTATCGTAGTCCTTGGGTATAGGTAGCCAATCGGCATATTCCTCGTCATATAGGGCTTGGTCATCGCTACGCAGTCCTTCAAAATCTAATGCGTAACTCTGCAACTCCAAGCCTAGGTCAGAGTCGGCGGTTAATAGGTTTTCGTCTATCTCCTCTATTCTGCCGTCATTCCATGTAAACCGTACTTGCACCTTCGTTATTGTTTTGCTCATAGTTTTAGCATTCCTTCCTCTACTTGCGTGTTAATAATTAAATCGTTAGCGTCCCATATAGCCGTTTCTAAATGTTTAGTCCGATACTCTTGCGGGCAATCCTCTCTAACTTGGGTTAGTAACTCAATCAAACAATTAAACAACTTTTTTTCTAGCACATTCATACAACCTCCTTAATTGCATTAACATATTTGTTAACAGTCGAACCCTCTAGACCGCACGCTGTATTTACTTCTAACACATAGCACTTATCCTGTGCCTCATTCCATATAACATCTACTGCACCGAAGTCTAGACCTAATGCACTAACGGCAGATGTAGCCACGCCCCTAAGATCATGAGGTTCTTCGATATCACCCCGACAAAAGACATACCCGTTTGCATGGTTTCGAATATAAGGGTGGTGGTCAGCAACACTAGAACTCCTACGCTTTTCTTGTATGTCAATAATTTTACTATTAAATACATGGACTCTAAACTCCTTTTGTTTGCGTATGTATTTGGTATACAACGGGGCGTCTACTAACTGATCGTGTTGCTTGGCTACAACAATACCCTGACCTGAGTGAGCAGACAGAAGGGTGCGACACATAACCTTATGCCCATTGTCCAGCCAGCACCTAGCCATATCCTTGTCCGTTGTGAACTCGGGATGGGGTATGCTGTGTGTGCTAAATTCATATAGAGAGTGCTGTTTGTTAGCCGCCATAAATACTGCGTCAGGACGATTTAGTATACGACACGCCCCATCGCCATCAACCACACTACTACCCCAGTTAATAACGATACGGCTAGGCTTACAATGGCTAACCCTCTCAGGTGCAATGAATAAAACATTGCGACCCAGCTCTTGCGTTAGTGCATCACGCAGTAACCTTGCACTTCTACTGCCCCGCTTGTATGGGGCTATGGCTACCCTTGATGTGTTTGTCATACTATTCGTGCTCCCTTAATGTAACTTCGTGATCACCCATATCAACAGACATACGCCCATCGGGGTGTAACTTTAATTCAGCTTCGCCCTTTGCAACAGACTCAATGATCATGCAAAGTATTACTCCTCCTTTCATAGCCTTGCGTAAGTTAGTATGAAAATAGCCCGCCGCAATTGTAGCCACGCAAGCCCATGCCAATAAAAACAATTCACTCAATTCCATATGCCACCTCTTCTAAGTTTTTAATTTGCTTAAGCAGATCCCGTATCTGCTCTTCGTTTTGATGCCTGAATACATCGGTAGTTAGCCCAGTTGAATAGTCTAAGTAGTATTCATCATCATCTATAAATCTAATGACAGCTAGCTCATAAGGGGCATGTGCGTTGTCACGCATGAATGTTAAGTCCCCACCCCACACAATACTAGCCCCATAGTTATTAGGGAATTTATATATGCGTTGTAGTGAGCCGTCTATGTTTAGGTGAGGTCTTTCGACCTTGATGTGTTCTTCATGATACTTCTTCATCTAACCACCCTCCTTCTAGTGCTTCTTTCTTTGTGTATGTAGCGTAGTGTTCGTAGTTGTCGCTTTGATATGCAAACTTCCAACCATCAGGCGATTCGTATGAAATTTTCTCTGCTCGTTCTTTTGTGTCAGCAACAACCCGCTTAAATTCAAAACGAGTTGCCGCAGTTATTACATAAAATACAGCCATACTACCTCCTTAGTTAATTGCTAAACGCTCAGGCTTGGTGCGCTCAAGCCAAGGGAATGCCTCGCGTGCTAACGCAAAGTCTGTGATGATACGCTCATACCAACCGCTATCAATCATGTCATCTAGCGCCATGTAAGACACCTCCATGAAGTTGTCGATACCGAACTCCTCAACGAACTCATACGCAGACACACGGCTGATATGCTGGATCTCGAACTGCGCCTCGATCTCTAACAACAAGTCCTCCATTACATCGTCTGCTTCCTGTGCCGACACACCATATACCTCGGTGCGAGCAACGCCATCTTCGCCAACAACTGAATACTCTGCGTCAACGAAGTCGCTATCGTCATCACCTAAGCCACCGACAGGGGGCACATACACAGGGCGATCATACTGCTGGGCTTGCTTACCCCATGTGCCAGTCTTGCTGTCATACTTCTCCCAATAGTCTTCGTCATCGTATGCCTCGTATCCAGTCATATAACCCGTAGACCATTTCTTGTAGCTACTATTGGCAGACTTATACGATGTCTTGTATGGTGCTGCCTCGATCTCGTCAATGGCTAAGTCGTGGTCGTCTTTGAAAGTCTTAGATGCATTGAGCGGACTAGACCATGCATAAGTATTAGATAACCAACGACCGCCCCAAAATACACCAGCGTCTTGATTGACAGTCTGAGTGCGACCATTGCTATCCATGAGCACGAACTTATTAGACCCGCCGATATGATCGCCAATGATGTCAGCAAACGCATCGGTAAATATAAAGTCAATGTTGTTGGCAAGCATAGGGCGCAAGTAGTCACGGATGTAGTGCCATGTATCTGACTTGGTTGTGTCGCCCGCATTACCTGTGGACAAGATGCCGTTGTGCATGAGCCATACATCTACACCGTGCTCGGCTTTGTTGAACACCTCATACGGGTGGCAATTTTCCATGTCGATATTGCCGTGGGTTTTCATACGCAAGTGGAACGCGCAGTCATGTCCGTCAATATGGTTGCGATAGAAATCTACAAACTCCTGTGCGTTTTTGGGTAATATTTTTTCTATCAGGAGTTCCCCTTCTACGCTACGCATAATACCAACGCCGTCAGAGTTAGACGCATAGAAATCCTCGAGCCATGCTTGAGTTAATGAAGGGGCTGTTGCTGGTTGAACGACTAATAAACACATATGATTTCCTTTATTTAGATTGGTTTGTTTGTATTACTTGGGACAGGTTTCTGTCCGTTATGCTTCGGTTGTGTGAAGTTGCTTGGTTTGTTCAATGCGTGGGTTGGGCTTGACCACCGCTTGTTTATCTAGCATGAAGCCCTTAGACCGCAAGAATGACCGTAGATAGATGGTGTCCTTGCGTTGGTCGGGTTGGCAGATAAACTTGATAAAGTTCTCGGAGGTTAAGTCTTGTTGCCCTGTGTCACGAGTAAAGAACCATGAGGCATAAGTAAACTCCAAGCAAGCCATGATGGTCTCGTAGCGTAGCGTGCCCTTGAACAGGCGGAACTCGACTGTGCGTTCGGGTTGGAAGTTGACTGACTCATAGCGATCCTCGTTGAGCCTACGCATACCGTCTGACTTAGCGTGCTTGACCCATGAATAGTCAGCCGTCTTGTTCTTGACTTGGCTGTATCTACTAGAGTCACGGCGTGCGATAGCTTTGAACAGGCGTTGATTACGGCTGTCGTGCATGAACAAGATTAACTTAGCGGCATGGAACATAGACATACCCTTCTTACAGATATGCACATGAAGACCGCAAGTCTTGGTATCGTGCGACTTCATACCCTCAAATGGTTGCTTGAAGAACGCTAGTTGCTTGGCATGCACATCAAGACCCGTATAGCCTGTGACCATCTCGAAGCCGTGATTAAGTGAGCCGTCTTGCTCGAGCAGTGCATAGGTATATGTCTTACCTGTCGCATCGTCTTTGTATTCCTTGACCGATTGTAGTAAGTGCTCAGCACGCTCACGCCGTGAGGCATCGCCGTCAGACATCTCCATCTCTAGCTCTAAGCCCATATACACAGGGGTCTTTCTAAGAGAGTATTTGGTTGGTATGAACCCTAGCTTGGACTTACTACTGTGATAGCTACCGATCGGACCGACATCTTCTTCATCCTCATCGTCATCATCTTGATCAGGCTCTTCGTCATCCTCGTGCACCACGCAGTCATGGTAGTCAGACCAGCGATAGTGATTGTCACGACAATCTGAGCAAATCCAGCGATCGCCGTTGTATACCCATGTGCCATCGTCCTCGCACTCGATGTAGTCGCAGTCAGAACAGTAGTTATAGTCGGGTGCGTTGGGAAATTTGTCGACATCATTGAGTATCTCGCACCACTCACCAGCACCTAGTTTGTCCCTGATAGTGGTGTTGTCGTTGAGGATACTAACTAGCTCGCTGTCGTCTTGGGTGCGGAAGCAATCGGCTATCATCTTGCCGATCTCGTAGAAGTGACGGCGCTGGTTCATAAGACTCTCGTAGTGGCGTTTCTCAGAGCCACCGATATAAGTGCGATACGATCGAATGCTTTTCTCCATATTGCGCTTGAGTTGCCCCTTGGCGATGGATAGATACTCAGCCCTTGTCCATAACTCTGGACGGCGCACATGCTCGAGCTTGTAGCGGAAGAACTCGGTGAGCAGAGGCTTTTGTGAATCTCTTGCTCGGTTATATTGTGTTTCTACTGCGTTGATTTGTGCTGATGTGTATGTTGGTGTTGGCATACTATAAACTCCTATGTTTTAAGTGATGGTTTGACGGGACAGAATTCTGCCCCATTCATTTAAACAACAGAACTACTAGATAACGAACTACTTGACCTACTATAAAAATACTGCAAAGCAATAAAGCTATACGGCTATACAACTCAAACCTGTTGTAATTCATACTGCCTCCTTTTGTTTACCTACGAATAATCCGATACTTCATGATGTCGCCACCACCCTCACCCGATATATTCCAGTCCCAAGATGATGCGTGCCTGTGGTCGGGTTGTGGTTCGTTGTAGTCGCGTAGCCATACTTGAGTGAGGGTTGTCGGGCTTAGTCCTGTGGGTATACCGCCTTGGGTGTCGAGGTTCTCTCCTGCATCAAACCTATTACCCCAATCAATCCACCCTTTCTCCAGCTTGATAATCTTATACGCCACGATTGTTCCGTCTTCGTGCGGTCTATCACCCCACCACATACTCCTACCTAAACTTTGACCTTGATCGCCGTTGCGTAGTATGTACTTGATAGTGGTGCTCATCTCTACCCCTGCAGGTCGCAAGTCTTCCTTGTTTACTGCTTGGGCAGGGTCAAGTGGGTGTAGCCTTCGGTATGCGTTGGGGATTTTGAGTTCAGATGTTGGCTGGTCAAATACGGGTAAGCGTGCATCTCTTGCTATTCTCCCGTTTTCTTCTACTACCCCCCGCAGTTGCTCAATCATTTCTTCCACAGTTTGAGTTCTTGTGGTCATGACTTTTCCTTTCGTTTGTTAGTGGTTGTTTACTTATTGTTGCGTTGGTCGTATTCGTATAACTTCTCCTTTCGTTTTTGTTGGGTAAATCTATATTGCTCTTGCAAAACCGCCAAGTGAGCAAGGCGCTGTTGTATTAAATCTTGTCTTTCTTGTTCGCTGTTCCACTTGGTCTGTCTTGTTTGCTTGATGGGGCAGGTTTCTGTCCGTCTTTTGTATGCCGAGTAGGTGCTCTTGGCTCGGTTTACTTCTTTATCTAGGCTTGCCTTGAGCTCGGCTCTCTCCTTGCCCTTTTCTTTTTGCCATCTCTCTTTCATGTGGCGGGATCTTGTTTTGTTGATTGCTTGGCGTTTCTCCTCTATCAGGGCTTCTCCTAGCTTCTCGTTTATGCGTTTGTTTGTGATCTTGTTGCGTAGTTGCTTGAGGGTTAGCTTTGCTCTTGGCTTGCGTTTTGGTTGGCACGATTTGCACAAAGAGCTGATGACCGTAGTTCCTGTTTCTACTCTCCTATTTAGGGCTTTGCTGTATTCTTCGGCAGTCATTCTCCGCTTAAATTCATTTCGCTCCTTAGTTTCCCCGCATTTTTTGCAGGTGAGTTGTTCGTGTTTGGTTAGTTTTTTCATACGATTCTCCAATGTTCGGACAGGTTTCTGTCCCGTTTAGCCATAAAAGTATACTAATGTCCACTTGGCAGACCTATGTTGTCCACAGTAGTTGTCAGGTGTTTGAGCCTTATAGTATACAGGGTTGTCCCACTTCCATCACACATGTCTACGCAATTCCAGCAATTTAAGGACTAAGAAAGTAAGACACAAAAGAAAGAGTCCACTTATTTACCCTTATATATATATATTTAGAATTTAGTATTTATATATATAGGTGTGTTGGGAATGTGGTAGACGCACATAGGATAAAGGGTTGCGGGCGTCAAGGTAGTGTCCACATGCTAAATAAACTAGACAATTACCATATGCACAATAAGCGTGCATATCCTAGATAAACGGGACAGAAACCTGTCCCAAACATACCTCTAATCAAAGCCAAACGAAGCTAGAACGAGCTAACTCATCTGAGGTAATGATGCACCAGCCACTATCTTGCCCGTCTTGTTTAACGAGCTTACGATAGGCTTGCGTAGCCCTTGCTAAAGAGGTGAAGTCGTGGGGCTTATTGCCTTTGAACTTAATCTCGCCTACTTCACCGTTCCGCTTGCGGACTACGACCCATACATTAGAACGATTGCCTGTGGCTTTGCCTGATACCATGAGTTGGAGGTATGTGGTGTTTGGGTGTAATTGGATTGATTTCATGTGATGCTCCTTAGTTGGTTGGGGTTATGTAATTACAGACTACTTCGTTTACTTCTTTCATGCTTAGGTTAAGGGTTTGGGCTATGCCAAATACAGAATAGCCCTCTCTATACAAATGGATTATGTCCATCACTAGGTCTTTCATAGCTGACATGGTTAGTCCCCCTTGATTGCTTGTGCTATGCCCTGCCATGCTTGCTTGGATATGATCGAGTTGCCCCAATCACTATCGTCTGCTAACACATCATTGGCGTAGCGGGTTATTGCTTCTAAGATAAAAGCCTCTGCCAAAGGCTCATGGTTGAACTGCTTAACGATTGCTTTGATTTGCTTCATTCGTATTTCCCCTGTTTGTAGGTGTTGCGGTTAAAGGTCATAAAGACTTCGCCCATTGTTATGGGCTTGTGGTAGTCAGGTCTAGGCTTGGTGTCGGACAGAATCCTGTCCCGTTGTTCCCTGACCATTTGGCGCATGGCTAACTGCTGTGCTTTGGTTAAGTGCATGATTACTCCTGTGGTTTGACATTAAATTAAACTGCGTAGAAGCCACGCTTACTTGACGATACGCATGAACTTGGCTTGCTCGGCTTTACTCAACTGCTCGAACAACTCGACAACCTTGTCAAGTGATACTTTGGTTTGCTTAAAGGCTGTGGCTTTCTCAACAGGTCTGACGATGTGATACACGAACTGAGAGTTGGCTCGCTTGTAAGCCTTTTGATGATCGGGCTTTCTCTCATCACGGGTTTGGGACAGGATTCTGTCCGCTTGCTTTTGGTCTATCTTCAAGAACCCCATGAGGTAGTTCAATCTCCACTCGTGAGCCCATTCCTTCTGTGCGTCTGTATCTTCCTTGATGTATTGCTTGTGCCATACCTCTGACTCCTCAAGCGTGATACGGGACTGAACACCTAAGCCAAAAGCGAATTGGTCATAAGTGATGTTGCTACCTTTGGTTGCTGTGATGTAAGACATAGTATTGCTCCTTCGATTTAGATAAAAGAAAAGCCAAGCGGTTAGGCTTGGCTCGATAGGACAGCTTCCTGTCCATGACTCTATTATAACATACAGGGGCTTTGTGGCTTGGCGGTTTGGCTAGGCTAGACCCCACTAGGGGGGTATCCAGCCGTTTGGTGGGAGTGGTGACATGGTCACTAGATCATTGTTCCTTAGCCGCACAGCTAAAAAATGTCAAATTTTGTAAAATTTTCTATAAAAATCAAGGGGTTACGTGTCTAATTATTTACTTTTTGCGCTAGCCGGCTAGCGAAATTGATACCCATAGGTATAAAACCCCGCGCCCAATTGATACCTAAAGGTTCCAAAAAGGAACCTACAAAACTTTACAATCCCAGCAGTTTAACTTTACAATCCCGCGCCAAAACTTTACAAAAAAGCCCCAGACAAATGTTGCACTGCAACAAAATGTATCGTATACTACACAAAATCCCAGAAACGTACAGTATGGGAAACAACTAAGAAAGGAAACACCATGTTTGATTTTTATAAAGAGTGGGACAAAGCCTACGCCAAAGCCCAAGAAGTAACTGAGCAAGTAAAGCAGGTAAACGAGTTCTGGATCAACGCCGTGATCTCTAGCCTTAAACAGCTGGTAAAATAAAGTTGTTGGTGAAAACCACTAGGGGCTTCGGCCCCTTTTTATTTTGTGTTATACTTCCAGCATGAAACAAACTATTCTTCCGCGACCGATTCTCTCTGGGTGTAATGTCAACCTGGTAGACGGCTTTGTTTGGAACGAAGAGGCTGTGAGTTCGAATCTCACCACCCAGACCAATAATCATTAAAAGACACTTTAAGTGTGTCTGTAGTGTAAGGGTGAGCACCCCTGTTTGTGATGCAGGTAGTTTGAGTTCAAATCTCAACAGACACCCCTAAATTGTTTTGCTCCCTTGGCGGAATTGGTAGACGCGCTGGTCTTAGAAACCAGTGTCGAAAGGCATCTGAGTTCGAATCTCAGGGGGAGTACCACATAAAAAAACCCCCGGGCGTTTTAAGTCCGGGGGCCAAACCATCACATCAAGGAGTTTCACGTATAGCCCAAACGAAGGAGGAAAAGCTACACGCAAAAGAAGTATACACTAAAAATAAAACTGTTGTATACTGCCAACATTCGCTCACCCCAGCGCAACCAAGGAGGTAGTTAGTTTGCTTTTAGAGCATTTAGTTTCAGCCGACTTTGCTGACTTCACCCCAGAGATTACTCCGGGTGCGGGAGACTTTGCCCCATTAGAAGACTTAACTGCCCCCCAAACCCTTGGCGCCCAAAAGCAAACAGCCGAGTGGTTAAACCAGTTTGCCGACGAGGAAGAAGAAGCACAAATCCTCTCTAACGCGCAAGAACAACAAGTGGCCAACGCATTTGCGGCCCTAGCTACAAATTCCCCAGACGCAAAGAACCAACTACTCAATTTACAGGTCCCAGAAGAAATCGTAAGTGCCGTGGCTATGGTCAGCGGCTATCAGTGGGAGTTTGTAAAGCAGGCTAATGAGCTGCGCTCAATGAGTGTGGCCAAAATCGTAAAAGAAACTGAGCATCCGGATGCCAGGATAAGACTAAAAGCCTTAGAGCTCCTAGGTAAAGTTACTGAAGTTGCGCTGTTTACAGACCGGGTGGAAGTTAAATCAGCTGAAGTATCCGACGAAGAGTTAGAAAAACGAATCCGCGAAAAGTTAAGCCGCTATATGGGCAAGGTTGATGTCGTAGAAGTAGAAGAGCTCGATGTTGTTGAGAAAGTAATAGCTCCTGAGTACACCAGAAACAACAATAACGACGAATGAAACTAGACTTTCTAACCCCAGAAGAGGCTCTTGCTGCGCAACTAGCACTAAAAGACATGAGCACGGAAGAAAAGTTAGCGTTTTTAGCAGATTTAGAAGAACAAGAACATCGCACGCACCTCAATCGTGCACAGAATCAACCCCTAGAGTTTGCAAAAGCAGTGTACCCAGGCTTTAAGATAGGGCCCCAGCACCGCAAATTAGCTAAAATCTTCCAAGATGTGGTCGAGGGCAAAAAGAAACGGGTCATTATTAATATTGCACCACGTATGGGCAAGTCCGAGTTTTCGTCCTATCTGTTTCCGGCATACTTTCTAGGTCAGTACCCCGAGAAGAAAATCATTATGGCCACGCATACCGCGGGGCTCTCGGAAGACTTTGGACGGAGAGTGAGGAACTTAATTGATTCGGATGAATACAAAGCTGTGTTCCCAGGAACAGTCGTCGCCGACGACCAAAAAGCAGCGGGTAAGTGGAGTACAGGTGCTGGTGGCCAGTATTATGCTGCTGGTGTGGGGGGAGCCCTGGCAGGACGCGGCGCTGATCTGTTTGTTATTGACGACCCCCATTCTGAACAGGATATGAAGGCAAACTCCAGGCTAGCGTTTGATAATGCCTGGAGTTGGTTTCAAACTGGTCCGCTGCAACGTTTAATGCCGGGGGGTGCGATCATAGTGATTATGACTCGCTGGTCTTTGCTTGACCTCACTGGGCGAATTATTGACTACAACATAAAAAACCCACACACCACACCGTGGGAAATCGTAGAACTACCAGCCATCCTCAATGAGGATACGGACAAAGAAAAATCTCTTTGGCCAGAACAGTGGCCGCTTGAAACGCTTAAAGCTACAAAAGCAGTACTAGATCCCCGTTACTGGAACGCCCAGTACATGCAGAACCCGACTAGCGACATGAGTGCTGTGATTGGGCGAAAAGACTGGATGATGTGGGAAAAAGATGAGCCTCCTCATGTAGAATACATAATTCAGAGCTGGGATACGGCGTTTGAAACAAAGACGACGTCTGACTACTCTGCGTGCACAACGTGGGGGGTTTGGTACAACGAAGAGGATGGGAACAGCCCAAACCTTATATTACTCGACGCATTTAAAGACCGGATGGCGTTCCCAGAACTAAAAGCTACCGCGCTAAAGCACTACAAAGAATGGCAACCAGATGCGTTCATTGTGGAGAAAAAGGCTTCAGGAGCCCCGCTAATTCAAGAACTTAGGATGATGGGCATACCAGTCCAAGAGACAAATCCATCGCGCGGTAATGACAAGATGGTTCGATTAAATGCGGTATCTGATTTATTTTCCAGCGGTAAAGTCTGGGCTCCAGATAGGCGGTGGGCCCGCGACGTAATAGAAGAATTGGCGGCATTCCCGGTTGGCGAGCATGATGACTATGTGGATACGACAACCCAGGCACTTTTGCGTTACCGCCAGGGCGGATTCATTAGTTTAGACTCCGACGAGAAAGATGATTTGCAGTACAAGTACAGACGAAAGGCGGCGTACTACTAATGTTTAAATGGCTAAAAACCTGGTGGCAGGTTAAAAAAATGTCACGCGCTATCTGGCGTCAGGTTAAAATCGAGCAACAACGCGACTCAAAACATGCAGAGCATACCGCTGAACGGGTTAATGCGTGGCTAGAACGCAACGAATTTGGGTTAACTCGTGCTCAGTTAGAAACACATTGCGTAAGCAGAGTTGAAAGAAATCAAGCTAGAAATATAGATAGGGAATTAAAATGCCAGTAGATAAAGGTTTATACCAAGCGCCGCAAGGCCTAGAGACGCTGACTCAGAACGAGCCAGATATTGAGATTGAAATTGAAGATCCAGAAGCGGTGCATATCGCTGGCGATGGTTTTGAGCTTGACATCGAAAAGATGGATGAAGTTGATGGTAGCGAAGAGTTTAACGCTAACTTAGCGGAAGAGCTTGATGGCGGCGCACTAGAGTCCCTTGCATCTGAACTAACAGAAGATATTGATAATGACTTAACTTCCAGAAAAGACTGGGAGCAGATGTATAAGGACGGTATTACCCTGCTTGGTTTGAAATTTGAAGAGCGCGTAGAACCATGGGATGGTGCTTGTGGTGTATTTCACCCAATGATTACAGAAGCTGTTGTACGTTTCCAGTCAGAAACAATTATGGAGACTTTCCCTGCTAAGGGGCCAGTGCGTACTCAGATTATTGGTAAAGAGACACGCGAAAAAATGGAAGCGGCCCAGCGTGTTGAGCAGGATATGAATTACCAGCTCACAGAAAAGATGCCTGAGTTCAGAAATGAGCATGAGCGCATGTTGTGGAACTTGCCATCTGCCGGTTCCGCGTTTAAGAAAGTGTACTACGACCCAAGCATCGGCCGTCAGATTTCAATTTTTATTCCAGCCGAAGATATTATGTTGCCTTACGGCGCGAGTGAGATTGCTTCGTGCCACCGTGTTACGCATCGTATGCGTAAAACAAAACAGGACATCATTAAGTTACAACGCGCTGGGTTCTACATGGACGTTGAGCTTGGTGAGCCACAGAAGTTCCGCACTGAGATTCAAGAAAAGAAAGATAAAGAGACTGGCTTTACAGCTACTTACGACGACCGCTTTGAGTTATACGAAGCGCACGTTGATTTAAATTTGCCAGGTTTTGAAGATAAGGACGAAGATGGAGAAGAAACAGGCATTGCGCTCCCATATGTTGTCACTATGGTACGCGGCACAAACCAGATTTTGTCGATTCGTAGAAACTGGAAAGAAGAAGATCCGCTACGTCTTAAGAGACAGCACTTTGTTCATTATCAGTATATTCCTGGTTACGGCGCCTATGGTTTCGGTTTGTTCCATCTTGTTGGTGGGTTTGCTAAATCTGCCACTTCCATCTTGCGCCAACTCGTTGACGCAGGGACCTTATCGAATCTGCCGGGCGGATTAAAGTCTCGCGGGTTACGTATCAAAGGAGATGACACTCCGATTGCTCCAGGTGAATTCCGGGACGTAGATGTTGGTTCAGGAACAATTCGCGATAACATTCTGCCATTGCCGTACAAAGAACCATCTGCTGTTTTAGCTGGTTTGATGGATAAGATTATTGAAGAAGGTCGTCGCTTCGCGGCTACTTCTGATATGCAGGTCTCTGACATGTCGGCTAACGCCCCTGTTGGTACTACTTTGGCTATCTTGGAGCGTACTCTCAAGGTTATGTCAGCTGTTCAGGCTCGCGTACACTACGCACTGCGTCAAGAACTTAAATTGCTTGCGGGTATTATCCGTGACTACACAGACGACGAGTACAACTATGAGCCAGAGCATGGCGACATGCAGGTTAAGCGGGCTGACTACAAACACGTAGACATCCTACCAGTATCAGACCCCAACGCGGCCACACTGTCTCAACGTGTTGTCCAGTATCAAGCGGTTATTCAGTTAGCCCAGTCAGCTCCACAGATTTACAACTTACCAGAACTACACCGTCAGATGCTAGACGTGCTTGGTATTAAGAATGCTGACAAGCTAGTTCCACTTGATGATGACCAAAAACCGAAAGATCCTGTAAGCGAAAATATGGCTGCACTAAAAGGCAAGCCAATGAAAGCGTTTATGTTCCAGGATCACGAAGCTCATATCAAGGTCCACCAGATGGCTATGCAAGACCCGATTGTTCAACAGCTTATCGGCCAAAACCCACAAGTTCAAGTAATTATGGGTGCAATGCAGGCTCATATTGCTGAGCACGTTGGTTATGCATACCGCCAGAAGATTGAAGACGCAATGGGCGCTTCGCTCCCATCACCAAAAGAAGAGCTATCACCAGATTTGGAAGTTCAACTTTCTCGTTTGATTGCGGAAGCAGCTCCTCAAGTATTGGCTCAATCTCAAGCTACGGCTGCCCAACAGCAAGCCCAGCAAAATGCGCAAGACCCAGTAATGCAAGCTGAGTTGATTGATCAGCAAGTTAAACAAGGTGAGTTGCAACGCAAGGTTGCTAAAGACAAAGCTGATGAACAGTTTAGAGCTCAAGAACTTGCGCTTAAAGCACAGGAACTGCAGTCTAAGAAGGTTCAAGCGGGCGTTACAACGGCCACTAACTTTATCAACCAGCAACAGCAGCACCAAAACGCTAAACGTCAAACTTTAACTTCCGGTGCTTTGCAGTTGGCGCAATTAGCGCAGCAAGCTCATGAGCATAGAATAGATACAGCTACTGACTTATTATCCCAGCAGCAAAAACCTAAAGGAGATACTACCAAGTGATGGACCTACTCACGGCTGATTTCATAGCCGCAATGCGTGATAAGTTGCGCACAGATATGAATAACTACACTGACGATTTGGCAAACGGACAGTGCACAAGTTTTGACCAATACAAAGAGCTCTGCGGCGTGATTCGAGGCCTAGCGTTTGCAGAGCGCCACTTACTTGACCTCGCTGACCACATGAAAGAAGACAACGATGAGTGACACCATCGCTTTACCCCCACAAGGGCTAGTATTACCGGATGGCAGTTTGCATTCGCTAGAAGCAGTAAATGAAGTAGCAGAGCCAACACCTGAAGAAGTTCAGGCACAGATGGCAAAGCAGTTACCAGAACCCCGCGGTTGGAGGATTTTGTGCTCGTTAGTAACGGTTGCAGATCAATACGACAGCGGAATCATTAAGGCAGATGAAACAAAAAAGGTTGAAGAATTAACATCTCCAGTCTTGTTTGTCTTAAAAATGGGCGATCTGGCATACAAAGATGAGGCTAAATTTCCAACAGGTGCTTGGTGTAAAGAGGGCGATTTTGTAATTACTCGTCCTTATACGGGAACCAGGATCATGATTTATGGAAAAGAGTTTCGAGTAATCTACGATGACCAAGTAGAAGCAGTTGTCGAAGACCCCCGCGGAATTACCCGCGCTTAAAATAAGGAGCAAGTATGGCGTATCAGTTTCCGGATGAGCAAGACGATTTCGACAAAAAACCGGATGTCGAATTAGATGTAACTGCCGAAGGCGATGTTATTGAGGCGGATATCGTTGTTGAAGACGATACCCCTGAACAAGACCGCAAGGCCCAGCCCTTAAACCGTAATGTTGAAGATCCTTCTGACGAAGAGATCGAAGGCTACACTAAAGGCGTTCAATCCCGTATTAAAGAGCTTACCCATGCCCGTCATGACGAGCGCCGTGCAAAAGAAGCAGCACAACGCGAACGTGAAGAAGCCATTCGTTTAGCGCAACAAGCCTTGGAAGAAAACAAAAAACTGAAGCAGTACGTTCAGTCTGGCGAGACTTCCTATCAGGAAATGATGCGCGAAAAAGCTGAGGCCGAGTTAAATAGTGCACGTGATAAGTTCAAAAAAGCGTCCGAAGAGTACGATTCTGAAGCCCTTCTAGCAGCACAAGAAGCGCTGACTGAAGCTAAGATGAAAATTGAAGCAGCAAAAAATTTTCGTCCAAGTACTTTACAAGCTCAAGAAAATGATGTACAAATACAACATACGGCTCCAGATGTACCCAAACCCGACGAAAAAACCTTGCGCTGGCAAGCAAAAAACCAGTGGTTCGGTTCTCCTGGGTACGAAGAGATGACGGCTTTTGCATTAGGCCTGCATCAAAAATTGGTTGCCACGGGTTTCGATCCGCGTAGTGAAGAATACTTCGAGAAAATTGATTCTCGCTTAAAGTCTGTGTTCCCTGATTTGCTTCAGGATGACGAACCAGCTAGCCGTAGAACCGGTGAACCTAGTAAAAAGCCGGCAACAGTCGTGGCTTCTGCTACCCGTTCAACGGGAGCAAAGAAAACTATCAAACTTACAGCAACCCAAGCGGCTCTCGCTGACAAGTTAGGTATCCCACGTGAATTGTATGCTAAGGAATTTTTAAAACAGGAGGCCCGTAATGGCTAATACTCGTAACTCACGCGATCTCGAGAATCGCGAAAAAGCTTCAACCCGTCCAGTTTACCGCCCAGCGGCAACTCTCCCTGATCCTACTCCAGAACCTGGTTATAGCTTCAGATGGGTCGCTAAAGAGGTATTAGGACAAGCGGTTCCAACTAACGTTTCCCAAAAGTTTCGTGATGGTTGGGTACCGGTTAAAGCAGTGGATCATCCAGAACTTATGATTGTGGGCGATCCAAACGGAAATGTAGAGATCGGTGGTTTGATCTTGTGCAAAATCTTAACTGAGCAGCTCGCAGCACAAAAAGAGTACTACGAGTCACAAGCACAAAATCAGATGGATTCGGTTGATAACCATTTCATGCGTAATAACGATGCACGTATGCCTTTATATAGTGAGCGTAAAAGCACAGTAAGTAAGGGTGGCGGCTTCGGAAGTGGTACACGTTAATTAATTTTTTAGGAGACCTTTATGTCTACAGTATCAAGTCCTTATGGACTAAAACCTGTTAGCCTGATTGGTGGTCAATCCTTCACTGGCGGCACAATCCGCGAGTATTTACTGACTACTAACAACACTGCGCCAATTTACACTGGCGACTTAGTGCAATTAGGCGCGTCCGTTGCTGGACAACCAACTGTTGTAGCTGCAACCCCAACAACTAGCTCTGCTGGTATTGCTGGTGTTTGCGTTGGCGTTCGCTACCAGTTATCTGGTCAGCAACTTGGCTATCCTTTGTATGCAGAGTATTTACCTGCAAACGCTGTGACAGCTGGTTACACCAACATTTTCATCCGCGTTGTTGAAGATCCAGATCAACTGTATCAAGTACAGTCTTTGGGTTCTGTTGGCTACGGCTCAATCGGCAAAACAGTTGCTTTGGCAAACTTTACTGCTGGTACAGGCTCTACAACTGGTAATAGCACTTCTGGTAACTCAGTTGTTGCATTGTCAGCTACTATTGCTAACACAAACGCGTTGGCTGTTAAGATTGTTGATTTGGTTAACTCCAGCTCTACATTCGGCGGCAACTTCCCTTCTAACCCCGGTGACGCATATACCGATTGCATCGTTAAGTTGAACTTTGGCGTGCATCAGTACTATCAGTCCGCTGGTACATCTAACTAATAAAGGAGCTATAACATGGCTATTTCACGTTCACAGCTCTTAAAAGAGTTACTCCCAGGACTAAACGCGTTGTTCGGTTTAGAGTACAAGCGCTATGGCGAAGAGCATAAAGAGATTTATGAGATCGAAGCCTCTGAGCGTTCATTTGAAGAAGAGACAAAACTGTCTGGTTTCTCAGCCGCTCCGGTTAAGAATGAAGGCGGTGCAATTTCTTACGATAATGCACAAGAAGCTTTTACAGCTCGCTACTCACACGAAACTATCGCTTTGGGCTTCTCAATCACTGAAGAAGCGATTGAAGATAACTTGTATGACTCTTTGTCTGCTCGTTACACCAAAGCATTGGCTCGCGCTATGTCTTACACCAAGCAAGTTAAAGGTGCTTCTGTATTGAATAACGGTTTCAGCTCTAGCTACCTCGGTGGCGACGGTGTTGCATTGTTCTCTACAGCTCATCCATTGGTAAACGGCGGTACAAACAGCAATACTGCTGCTACCCCTGTTGATTTGAACGAGACTTCTTTGGAAGCCGCAACAATTCAAATCGCTGCCTGGACTGATGAGCGCGGTCTCTTGATCGCTGCTAAGCCACGCAAACTGGTGATCCCACCTGCTTTGATGTTCGTTGCTACTCGTCTGTTGGAAACTAACCTCCGTGTTGGTACAAACAACAACGATATCAACGCATTGAAAAACAATGGCACAATCCCAGAAGGCTACGCTGTTAACCACTTCTTGACCGACACAAACGCATGGTTCTTGTTAACCGACGTTCCAAACGGCTTGAAAATGTTTGAGCGTACACCACTCCAGAATTCTATGGATGGTGACTTCGATACTGGTAACGTTCGTTACAAGTCTCGTGAGCGTTACAGCTTCGGCTGGTCAGACCCACTCGGAGTCTGGGGCTCAAGCGGTTCATTCTAATCGGAATGTTCCTAATAAAAAACCCAGCTCACAAGGCTGGGTTTTTTTCATTGTAGTGGTGTATTCGGTGGCAGTTAGCGCATAGGACTATACACTTTTTTATTTCTTCTTCTGCTTTCTTAAACTGCCCATTTGATATTAGGCGGTTAACATCATATTCTTTTGTAGTCGGATCTTCGTGGTGAAAATCTAATGCGGCTATATGGCTGAACCCACACTGCGCGCAGCATAGGCTTGATTTATAGTCTTTCCACTCTTGCCACTTTTTCTGTTTGTATTTTGTATTTGCTACTAGTAAGCGTTCTTTGTTACGTAAGTAATGTTCACGGCTGTACTCCTTGTGCTTGGCGACTCTTACGCTCTTGTCTTTGTACGGCATCTTGGTTAACTTTATATTTCCAGTAGATTGCGTTACGGAAGGACCACTTGTTAGCAGGATTGTATATCTTAAACCCTGCATTGATAAGGGAGTTAGCTGAAGCTGGGTTATTTGTTGTATCCGTGATACACCAGTTCCACCCTAAGCGTTTGGCTTGGGCCAACCTAGCTTTAATTAATCGCAGCTGTAGAGCATGCCCAGTAAAACCATCAAGCACACCAGCTCTACATAAGTAACCTGTATCTGTCCATTTCGTCGAGCGCACCAGACCCGCAAAAGCGACGGGCTTCCCATTCTCTGCATAGGCTATCCACCAATGACCCCGAGTCGGTTCGTATGGTTGGTCGGCTGGCAATATCTGCTTCTGAAGATAGAGCAACAGATTCTGTATTGAGGGGTTTCTTATATCTACTTTTTTTACTGTAAACTGCATTTTCCATAGCCCCCCAAATATTTATCGAATTTAACTTATTTTACCCAAAAATTATGTTGCAAATATTAAAAAAAGTGTATACTTACAGCAACTGGGTAATGCTTATACCGGACTGTCCCAGCAGACGATGCAACGATTGGTATAAGTGAACTTTTGCATAAGGAAAACTTATTATGGCACGTTCTACCTTTGAAGGCCCAATTCTATCGGGCGATAACCGTTTTGGCGCTTTGCGTGACGTTGGTTACGCTCGTTTAAACCAATCCGCAGCTTTAACTCTTACAAACACTACTAATGCTACCGCTGGTTATGCTGGTGCATCGCAACAATTTGTAGGTTCAAACAATATCCCTAACACTAATGCGGTTGTTTACAGCCCATCCAGCTCTACATACCCACCTGTAGCAGCTTCTATCCCTGCCGATAGCGCAACTAATATCTATCGTGGTTTTGTTGCTTATGTTCCAGTTGGATGCCGTATTACTGATATTATTGTTGATATCGGCGTAGTTCCAACTGTTGCTGCCGGTACTTTGACTTCTGTTCAAGTATTGGTTTCTAACGGTTACACAGCAGCCGCTGGTACTGCCGCGTATGCTAATACTGCTGTTTTGACCTCTCCTGCAGTTGGTCGTCAGTCTTTGGCTACATTTACAGGCACTCAGTTGGCTAACCAACAAGCTACTACAGCTGATATTACTCAACCTCAACAGCCTGCAACATTATCACAAGTTGTATTTACTGTGGCTTTGGTTGGTACATCAATGACAACTATTTCTGCTGGCACTATGTACTTTAACCTTAACTACACACAACCTGATGGCAACATTGGTTCTACAACTGCTTACCCATATGGTAACTTTGACTAATTAATCCCGGGGGTCTTCGGACCCCTTTTTAAAATTTAGGAGATTAATTATGACAATGCAATTTGATGTAAAATCGTCGCACAGTAGCGGCACGGGCCTTATGGTTTCTGGGCGCGTTCGCCTTAAAAACTTGATATATCAAGGCAATGGCACCGCTGGTAGTATTGACGTTTTTGATACAACAACAGCTCCGGTAACAGTTACATATGCTCGTTCAGGTACAACTGTTACAGTAACAAGTACAGGGCACGGTTTAACTACTGGTCAAAATATCGGTATTACTTATGCCGCCGCGTCTGGCGTTTCAGCTGTTGCTGGAAACTACGTAGTTACTGTTACTGGCGCCAATACATTTACTATTACGGATTTAAACTCTGGCACGATTGCTGGTGGTACAGCATGTATTTATTCAACTGGTAAGTGGGTTACTAGCTACAACACTGGTACTGCGGTACAGCCATTCCAAGTTATTTTCTCCGGTGAAGGTATTTTGGTACAGACAGGTGTATATATTGTTGTTACTAACATTAGTTACCAAACAGTTCAATATGGCTAAAAAGAATCCATCTCTCGCAGTGGGTCGTGGTGAGAAACTACCAGTCTCGAAAGGGGCTGGTCTCACTGAAAAAGGTCGCAAGAAATATAATGCGGCTACAGGGTCTCATCTAAAAGCTCCGCAACCTGAAGGTGGTCCTCGTAAAAAATCGTTTTGTGCAAGAATGTCTGGTATGCCTGGCCCAATGAAAGACGAAAAAGGTAGGCCAACTAGAAAAGCAGCTAGTTTAAAACGCTGGAATTGTGGATCAAAATGATGGAACTGCAAATTAATGATCCGGAAATTGTGACTGCTAGAGAACTGGCAACACACGCTAACGATATTAAGCATTTACAGGCCGATATGGATAAACTTGTACAAGACATGGAAGAAGTTAAGAAATGCCTAGCCGAAATTCAACGTTTGTTATCAGACGATCGCGCTAGCAAAAAGACTATGCACACTGTAGTTAACGTAGTGGCTGTATTGTTTGGTGGTTTAATCGTGGCACTTTTTGAGAAATTTGTAAAATGAGTGACGAAAAAGAAATTAAAAAAGCTCCTAGCATTTCTTTTAAAGAAGGCCTAGCTAGAGAGAATGCTGCTAAAGGAGAGGCCGCTAATGTTATAGCAAAAGCAGCAGGTAAAGGCGAAGCAAGTTTAGAAGCGCAATATCCTGGTGCAAAAATTACCCGTGCTGGTGAGCAAGCGCGTCCTGAAGGCGGCAGCGCTAATAGGCTAGCTGATTATGAAATGGAAAGCCCCAACCGCGCAGATAAGAACTCTTTAGAGCCGTATGAAGTAAAAGCATCTAAAGCTAAATTTGCTCGTACTGGTAGCGGGTCATCTGGCGTATTGCCAAATGATAAAAGCGGTTTAGATCGCCCTCATTTGTACAAAAAAGGTGGTAAAGTTGCTGGTAAATTGGCAACTCGTGGTTATGGCATATCAAAGCATGGTAAAAAATAATGCCAAGTGTCTCTAAAAAACAACACAACTTTATGGCGGCTGTTGCAAAAAACCCACAGTTTGCTAAAAAAGTAGGCATGAAACAGTCTGTGGGTGAAGAGTTTTTATCTGCAGATAAAGGCAAGAAGTTTGCAGCAGGTGGCGTTAATATGATTAACCGTGATGTAACTAGACACGGCAGAGTTTTGGGTTCGTCTAAAGGCGTTCCTGCGGCTGAGTTAACAAAATACATTGGAATGAAAGAGGGTGGTATGACTCCAGAACAACAGAAAAAGTACTATGCTGATAACGCAGCAAAAGGTAAAGCTGCTGAAGCTAAAAAAGATTATGAAGTATTCGGTTCCCGCGGCGACGCTGCGCGTAAAGGCATGGAAGAAGGTCGTATGGACCAAATGGGCAACGCTTACAAAAAAGGTGGCAAAGTGGAAAAAGAATCTAAGGCTGATGACCGTAAAGAAATGGCTGCTGATAAAAAGCAAGACATCGCTATGATTAAGAAAGCGTTCAAAGAGCACGATGCTCAAGAACATAAAGGCGGTAAAGGTACTAAGATCACGTTAAAAGCTGGTGGTAAAGTTCGTGGTTGTGGTATTGCTCAACGTGGTTTAACAAAAGGAAAAGTACTATGAAAGAAGTTATGGGACCAAAGACAATGGCTAAAGATGTGGAAAAATTTCCTCAATTTGAAGCTCACGATGTAGCTATGATGAAACACTCTGCTGGCCATAAAGGTCAACATGAAATGATTGCGGAGCACAAAGCTGGTCATATGGCACATCACGAAGCAGTTGCTAAGATGTGTGGTGGCGGCATGGCTAAGGGCAAAAAGTAATGAGAGCTTCTCGTGGCATGGGGGATATTAACCCTGCCAAAGAGCCAAAAGCTAATAAACCCGCCGTCCTTAAAAAAGGCGGCAAAGTCGGCCTTTATGCAAATATTCATAAAAAGCAAGCACGTATTGAAGCTGGCTCTGGTGAAAAAATGCGTAGTGTTGGAGCTAAAGGTGCGCCTACTAAAGCGGACTTTATTAAATCAGCTAAAACTGCAAAGAAGAAATAATGGCTACTAAGAACTGGATTCAAAAAGCAATTAAGAAACCCGGCGCATTAAAGGCTGAATTGGGCGTTGCTAAAGACAAAAAGATTCCGTCAAGCAAACTAGCTGCAGCTGCAAAGAAACCGGGCAAGATCGGTAAGCGGGCTAGGCTTGCGGAAACCTTGAAAGGTTTGAAGAAATGAGATTAATTGACTGGATTCTCGGTTTGTTTAGCAAACCAAAAGAAGAAGTTACTTTTGAAAAAGCGGAGCTTGCTATCGAACCTTGGCCGTTCCCTGTGCCTAAGAAAAAGCGCGGACGTCCTGCTGGTAAAAAACCAACAGTAAAAAAAGCTGCTCCAGCAGTGAAGAAGACTGTAAAAAAACTTGCTACTAAGAAAGCTAAGTAATGGCCGTTTCCCCACTTACTACAGGCACTACGCTATTTAATCTAGATTTAAACGATCTGGTTGAGGAAGCGTTTGAGCGTTGCGGCAAAGAGTTGCGTACTGGTTACGACTTCCGTACTGCGCGTCGTTCTTTAAATTTACTGACTGTAGAGTGGGCTAACCGTGGCATTAATATGTGGACTATTGAGCAGGGGACAATTAACCTTGTTCAAGGCCAGACTACATACGCGCTACCAACAGATACAATCGACCTCTTAGAGCACCAGATCCGCACCCAGGCTAATAGTGCGTCTAACCAAACAGATATCAATATCAGCCGCATAAGCGTCTCTACATACGCCACAATTCCAAACAAACTAGCTCAAGGCAGACCAATTCAAGTTTGGATTCAACGTATGTCTGGTCAGGCTAATAACAGCACATATACACTAGCTAGCGGCATTTCTGCAACTGATACCACAATTACGCTAAGCAGCACAACTAACCTGGCCTCAGCCGGTTTTATTCAAATTGACAATGAGATCATTGCTTATGGCTATGTGTCTGGAAATCAACTTGGTTTTTGCTCCCGTGGTCAAGCGAATACAACTGCAGCAGCTCATTCAACAGGAGCATTAGCATATGTTCAAAATCTACCAGCGGTATCAGTCTGGCCTACGCCAGATGGTTCGCAACCATACCAATTTGTGTATTGGCGTTTGCGCCGTATTCAAGACGCTGGGAATGGTGTAAATATCCAGGATATTCCGTTTAGGTTTGTTAACTGCCTTGTGGCAGGATTGGCGTACTACCTGTCTATTAAGCTTGACAACATTGACCCCAATCGCATTGCAGCATTAAAAGCAGAATATGAGCAGCAGTTTCAATTGGCAGCTGACGAGGATAGAGAAAAAGCCCCAGTTCGGTTTGTGCCACGTAGGATGTTTATTGGGGGTTATTAATGCCTAATAAGTTTGCTTCTGGTAAGTATGCAATTGCCGAATGTGATAGATGCGCGTTTAGATATAAGTTGGTTGAGCTTCGTACAGAAATAATAAAGACAAAGCCTTATCAGCTAAAAGTTTGTAATACCTGTTGGGACCCTGATCAACCTCAGTTACAATTGGGTATGTATCCTATCAATGACCCACAAGCAGTGCGGGAACCAAGACGGGATTTAAGTTATGTTCAATCTGGTTTGACGGCCTATGGTTATCAAGCTGGCGGTAGTAGAGATACCCAGTGGGGTTGGAACCCTGTAGGACAAGGGTATGATTACGGTGAAACGCCAAATTATTTGGTTGGGCAAGGGCAAGTTGGAACAGTAACAATTAACTAGGAGTAGGATATGACATTTAAAAGCGGCGCCCAGGGTATTAACCAAAAGGGCAAGACAAAAGGTAAGAACTTAGGCGACTCAGGTTCTAGCGTTGGCACTGAAATGGGTAAAAAAGTTGGTAAAGGGCCAGCCGGCGGTAAAACCAATGAAGACATGTTGTCTATGGGCCGTAATTTGGCTAAAGTAAAAGCGAATGGGAAATAATCATGGCGATTAATAATAAACCTGCTAATAAATACGCACAGCCTCATGGCGTTCTTGAGAAGCTTCCAGATATGTCCACAGAGCGCGGTTCTAAGTACATGGACGAGATGAATATTTCTTTAGGAAATATCAGCAAAGATAACTACAAGCCTACTAAGACTTCTGGTATTGAAATGCGCGGCGGTAAAGCTCAGACTAAAGGCAAAATGTCACGTGGGCCAATGGCTTAAGGGTAAACCCTAATGAACTACGAAACGTTGTATAACAACATTCAGGCATATGCCGAAAACACCGAAGCGCTTTTTGTGGCGTCTATTCCTGTTTTTTTACAGCAAGCTGAAGATCGTATATACAACTCAGTTCAAATCCCATCATTACGTAAGAATGTTACAGGTACCGTGAGTTCTGGTAATCAATACCTATCTTTGCCAGCTGATTATTTGTCTTCTTATTCTGTTGCTGTTATTGATTCATCTGGTAACTATAATTATTTGCTTAATAAAGATGTTAATTTTTTACGGGAAGCCTACCCAACCGTTAGTTCTAACGGCACTACCTATCAAGGTACTCCTGGCGGGGTTCCTAGGTATTACGCTTTATTTGGTAATCAGTACGGCAATATGGACGCTCTGTCATTAATTTTAGCCCCTACCCCTGATGACAACTATACGGTAGAGATGCATTATTTTTATTACCCACCGACCATTGTACAAGGTCAGATTACTACACTAAATACCCTTACGGGTGGTTCGCTATATACCAATGGTGTATATCAAAACGTACCTTTAACTGGAGGTTCTGGAGCAAATGCTACTGCAGACATTGTCATCGTTGGTGGAGTTGTCACATCCTGTAGCCTTAAGTTTGGCGGTAATTTTTATGTCGTGGGCGATACTCTTTCTTGTTCTTCCCTTGGTAGTACTGGTAGCGGCTTTTCTATTAATGTAGCAACAGTATCGAATGCTCTTGGAACTAGTTGGCTTGGGGATAACTATGACCCTGTACTATTCTATGGCGCTATGCGCGAAGCTATGCTGTTTATGAAGGGCGAGCAGGATTTGGTTGGCTATTACGAAAATAAGTACCAAGAAGCTATTGCGCAAATTAAACGCCTTGGAGATGGTCTGGAGCGTAACGATGCCTATAGGAGAGGCCAGACTAGTCTGCCTTATAATAAGTTATGAGTATTGTTCAAGGCCAAACCACTGTATTTAAGACCAACCTGCTTAGTGGGTTAGAGAATTTTGCCGTTGGCACCCCATATACATATAAAATTGCCCTATATACAGGCAACGCTAACCTTAATAACACAACCACTACGTACAGTACAACCAACGAAATTACAGGTACTGGGTATACAGCAGGTGGTAAAACACTAACAATTACTCAAGTCCCAGTAGGGGATACAAACTCTAATACGGCATATATTAACTTTGCCAACGTAATTTGGAACCCAGCTTCCTTTACTGCTAGGTGTGCTTTAATATATAATGGCACTACTGGAGCGGCTGTAGCAGTGTTGGATTTCGGTTCAGATAAAACAAATACAGCAGCAGGTACTTTTACTGTTACTTTTCCAACGGCAACATCAACAACTTCTATTTTAAGGATTTCTTAACATGAGCATTGAAAAATCAAATTTTGGCGACGTTAGTGTTGCTAGCGTTACAAGAGGCGGTAGCTCCGATGAGACATTCGGTATCCAAGGTTACTATACTGTTAAATGTTACGACAAAGACGGCAACTTAAAGTGGGAAGATATTGCTCCTAACTTAGTTACTGCTGTAGGTAAACAAGATTTGTTTAACTACTATTTTGGCGCAACTGGCACAGGCGGCGGTACAGCTGCTGGCGCTAACTATTTAGGTTTAGCTGGTGGTACAGCTACTTACACAGCTGCTGATACTATGGCTTCACATACTTGGACAGAAGTTGGTGGTACAAACGCTCCAGCTTACACAGGTAATCGCCAGTCTCCTACTTGGTCTACTGCTACTTCGTCTGGTACAAGCCCATCTAACGTAACTACTAAAACAGTTTCTGCAGCTAACACTTTTGCTATGACTTCTTCTGGCACAGTTAACGGTTGCTTTATTAATGCTGGTTCTGGCGCATCTGCTACTAAAGATACAACTACAGGTACTTTGTATTCTGCTGGTAACTTTACTGGTGGTTCAAAAACTGTAGCCAACGGTGACTCTTTAGCAGTAACTTATACAACAACAGCTACTAGCTAATAGGAGCTTAATATGGCTCTTATCTTAGCGGATAGAGTCCAACAGACGGGTACGGCTAACACAACAGTTAGCTTTACCCTAAGTGGTTCTGTTACGGGCTTTCAAACTTTTGCGACCATAGGTAATGGAAACACTACCTATTACAGCTCCTATGACTCTGCTGGTAACTGGGAGACAGGGCTTGGCACATATTCAACTACGGGTCCGACACTAACTAGAACTACTATTTATGCTTCTAGTAACGCCAATACAGCGGTTACTTTTTCTGGTTCTGTAACTATATTTGTTACTTATCCATCAGGTAGAAGCGTTAACTTAGATGCTTCTGGTAATGCTACAAGTCTTGGAACCCCAGCATCTTTTGTTGGAACTAATATTACTGGTACTGCCGCAAGCCTTTCTATTGGCGGAAATGCTGCTACAGCCACAAGCGCTACAAGTGCAACTACAGCTACAACTGCAACTACAGCCACTACAGCTAATGCCTTAAATACAGGTAATTCTTATTCAGGCGTTAACTTTACTGCGACTGGTTATTTTAGTGGTCCAGGAACAAACCTTACTGGTACTGCAGCTTCTTTATCTATTGGTGGTAATGCAGCTACTGCATCCACAGCTACATCAGCAACAACTGCTGGCACTGCTGGTGGTTTAACTGGCACACCTAATATTACTGTTGGCACAGTTAACGGTACGACAATTACCGCTTCTACTCAATTTGTTGGTCCTGGTAATGGTTTAACTGGTACAGCAAGTAGCCTTACGGCTGGCCTTGCATCTAACTTAACTGGGTCACCTAACATTACTGTAGGCACTGTAAGCGGAACAACAATTACGGCATCTACCCAGTTTAGCGGTCCAGGCACAGGATTAACAGGGACGGCTTCAAGTTTGACCGCCGGCACAGCTACAAATGCTACAAACGTAGCAAACACAACAACTACTTCGTCAAGTACTTTTTACCCAACATTTATGGGTGCAAATACAAGCACTAACCAAGGTACAAACACAAACGCTTCTTTAAGCTATGTCCCCTCTACTGGGGCTTTAACAGCTACATCGCACGTATCTTCATCTGACGAACGGCTAAAAGAAAATTGGCGTGATTTGCCAGATACTTTCCTTGATGATTTAACCAAAGTAAAACATGGTTCATATAACCGTATTAATTGTGAGTGGCGTGAAGCTGGTGTATCAGCACAATCATTAATGGAAGTTTTACCAGAAGCTGTTATTGCCGATGAAAAAGGGATGCTTTCTGTATCTTATGGAAATGCGGCATTAGTGGCAGCTATTGAGTTAGCTAAAGAAGTTAAAGCACTACGGGCTGAAATAGAAGAGCTAAAGCGGAGTAAATAATGTTTGGCTATGCTGGGTTCGCTCAAGCCCCATTTGCTGGTTTAGGAGTTGTAAACGGGACGTATTCTGTAGATATAACAGAAACATTAACGCTTGCAGAAAACATCCAAGTACCAGGTTTATTTGCAGCAAGCATTATTGAAGGGTTTAATATAAACCTGCAGTCAGTTACATTACCTGCAATGTTTTCTGGATTTGCTATGGGTGCTGCTGGATTTGGCGGACAGTCAACAAGTACATTACTTGTTTCTTCTCAAGATGCAACAGTTGTAGCTAATCTTGGTAGTTCTATAACAGAAGCTGTTACCTACGCAGATGCATTAAGTAGCATAAAAACTACATTTGCAAACATTAGCGAGGGTGTTACTTCTGCAGATAGCCTTGCAGCTGGTCTATATTATGTAGCTTCTATTATTGAAAGCGTTTTAACCGAAACAGATAGTGAATCGGTAATTGTTACGTTTGTAACGTCTATATCAGAAGCAATGACTGTAGCAGATGCTCAAACAGCTATTACAATATTTAATAGTTCCATATTAGAAAATATAAACCCAACCGATGTGCCAACTGTAAAAGCTACTTTTGCAAAATCTCAAAATGAACCCATTACCGCTTCTGATGTATTATTAGCAGCCGCATGGATTAAAATTAACGACACCCAGATTACCAACTGGACACTGATAGATAATAGGCAATGATATGACTATTTGCGCTGTAATTGATTCTAATAACCAACTTGTTAACACTATTGTTGCCGAGCCAACTGACCTTGCGCCTGACGGTTGCACATTGGTAGAAATACCTGATGGATATTATTGGGATGGAGCTCAAGTTAGCCCGATTCCTATGGTGGTAGATAATGGCGGTTAAAACTGTATTTATTACCTCTGGTACTACATACACCATACCAGCAGACTTTGGTTCATTAGTTTCCGTTGAATGTATTGGTGGTGGTGGTGGCGGTAATAATGGAAGTAGTAATGGTGGTGGTTCTGGTGGTGCTTATGCGGCTTCTACTGCTGTTACAGGAATTGTTGCAAATGGTACAGCTTATGTTTCTGTAGGTGCTGGTGGTAGTGCTGGCGGTGCTGGTGGACAAACTTGGTTTAATGCTTCTTCAAATTCTGCTCCATCAACAACATCTCAAGGTGCATTAGCTAAGGCTGGTAATGGTGGAAGTGGTAATGGAAATACTGCTATCCCGGGTCTTGCTTCAAGCTCTATAGGAACAACAAAATATGATGGTGGTGCTGGTGGTATAGGAAATGGAAATAACTCTGGCGGTGGTGGTGGTGGCGCTGGCGGTCCATCTGGTCCTGGCGGTGCTGGTGGATATAATTTTTCATCAACTGGCAGAGGTGGTGGCGGTGGTGGTGGTAATGGTGGGGCTTTTGGCGGGTATTCAACAACAACTACTGGGGGAACTGGTGGTGGTGGCATAGCTGGAACTACTAGCACAAACTATAGCGGTAGTTTTAATGGAACAACTGACTATTTAACAATCGCTAATAACTCAGTTTTACAACTTGGTTCAAACAATTTTACTGTTGAAGGTTGGTTTTATGTTACTTCAATAACAAACCAAATTAACTTTTTTCAAATTTGTGGTAATAGTTCAAATGGTTTTTCAGCTTTAAGGGTATTAACAAGTAGCAATAATACCTCAACTATTGCAGTCCAAATGAGTTCCAATGGAACAAGTTTAGATATATTAAATACTACAGGTAGTGTAAATATTCCAGTCAATAGTTGGTTTCATTTAGCTGTAGTAAAAAATGGGACAAATTTACAAGTTTATTTAGATGGATATTCCATTGTAAGTTCTACTATTGCATCCACCGCTTTATATGCTGGAACAACTCATACAATAGCGGCAAGACAAAGTTCAACTTTTGGCTTGTTTATGCCCGGCTACATTTCTAATTTTAGGTTAGTAAATGGAAGTGCAGTTTATACAAGTAACTTTACACCGCCTACAAGTCAATTAACTGCAATTACAAATACAGCTTTATTGACTTGCCAATCTTCTACAACCCCATTTACAGACAATAGTGGTAATTCGCTTACGATTACTCAAAATGGCACTCCATCAGCAATAAAGATATTTCCACTTAATACAGTATCTGGCGGTGGCACAGGAGCTACTTCAAGCAGTTCTGCTGGTAATCCTACCGCTGGTTCAAGTGCTGGCGGTGGCGGTGGTTATAGCTCAACTTATAACCCAAGTGCAGGAGCTACAGGAAGTTATTGGACTCAAACATCAGATTCTTCAACTGCTGGTTCTGGCGGTGGCGGTGGCGGTGCAGGAACAAATAGCACTGGTGTATCTGGCGGTGGCGGTGGTTTATATGGTGCTGGTGGCGGTAGTAGCAGAGCATTAGGAGCACAAGGAATTATTGTGTTTACTTACACTTCTACTGGTGGCACTACTTATACAGGCGCAGTTACTGAGACGCTAACTTCAGCGGATTCTTCATCTGTAACAGCTGCTTTTGCTAGTTTAATTACTGAGGTCTTAACTTCTGGTGATACCTTTACGGCAATAAAAATATTTAATTCTTTAGTTTCTGAGGGTTTAACAGCTGCTGATTCCCCCACAGTAAAAATAACTTATGCAACTAGCGTATCAGAAAACATAGTTTTAGCCGAGTCGTCTTTATTTGCTTTCCTTGTTTCTATTACAGAAAACATAGCTGCGGCAGATTCACCTACAGCAACAGCAGCTTTTGCTAGTTTTATTACAGAAGTTTTAACTTCAAATGACTCTTCTGCTGTAACGGCTACATTTGCCAGCGCAATTACTGAGGCTTTAACTTCAAACGATTCACAAGCCATTACTTTAGCAGTTTCGGTACTAGAGCAAATTTTATCTATATCAGATAGCCTAGCAGCTATTGTTCCTTTTGTAGCTGCTATTACAGAAGCTATTACTACAGCAGATAGCCCAGCGGCAACAGCAGCTTTTGCCAGCGCAATATCAGAAGTTCTTACTTCGGCAGATACTCCATCAACTACAGCTGCGTTTTTAAGCTCGGTATTAGAAAACCTAAACCCAGCCGATACCCCAACTGTAGTTGCCAAGTTTGCTAGTGTTATTTCAGAAACCTCTACTTTTGCCGATTCCCCAGCTAGTTTAGCTTCTTTTGCCGTTGCTATTGCCGAGGCTGCTACTTTGGCGGATTCATTAGCAGTTTCTTTGGTTTATAACAAAGCTATTACAGAAGCTCTAACGGTAGCCGATTCATCTATTGGGGCAGCCACATTTGCTACTGTAATTCTAGAAGGTTTAACTTCATCCGATACCCCAACGGTTGCTGCGACTTTTAAAGTAGTAGTCTCTGAGGCCACAAATGTTGCCGATTTAGAGTCAGTTTTAGCTAGTTTTGTATCTAGCCTATCTGAAGCCATTACCGCAGCTGACTCTAGTTTGGCAGTTCGTACTCAATACTCAAGCATTACAGAAACCCTAACCGCTGCCGATGCCCAAACCGCCCTTAAGATTTTTAACACCTCAGTTGCCGAAAACATCAACCCAAATGACTCCCCCGTCGTAATAGCTTCATTTACTAGCCAGATAGCTGAAAATTTGGTATTATTAGACGACCCATTCCCTCGTGGCTGGTATGCTATAAACGATGGACAAACAGGAAATTGGGCGGTGGTTAATAACACTGAGGCAAGCGCTTGGACAAGTATCAATGATGGACAAACAATAGTTTGGGTACCCATTAATAATAACTACCCATAAAGGATAAAAATGGCATCGTCATACACAACTAGTTTAAAAATTCAAGAAATTGGTAGCGGGGAACAATCTGGTGTTTGGGGCACAACTACAAATACTAACTGGACCTTAATAGAACAAGCTATTGCTGGTGTACAAACTATTACCATGTCTAATGCCAACTATACGCTATCAAACTTAAACGGCGTATTGGATGAAGCCCGTAATATGGTACTTGTTGTGCAGGGTACAAACTCTGGTGTATATCAGGTTATTGCCCCGCTAGTTGTAAAAGTCTATATTGTCTCGAATCAAACTACTGGTGGATATGCGGTTACTATTGGTGGTTCTTCTGGCTCACTTATTAGCGTCCCTAACGGTACAACGACTATTGTTTATTGTGATGGCACTAACTTTTACTCTGGACTTACTGGGCTTACCGGAAACCAAGCTATTAGCGGTAATTTGAGCGTTACGGGGAATGAAACAGTCGGCGGTACTCTAGGTGTTACTGGGGCCGTAACCGGGGCTTCTTTTGCTGGCGCAGGTACAGGTTTAACTGGCACTGCAGCAAGCCTTTCTATTGGTGGTAGTGCAGCAACGGCTACAACAGCCACTAATGCTACGAACGCTACGAACGCTACGAACGCTACGAATATTACAAATTCGGGTGGTTGGTCTGTAACACCAAGCGGTACAAAGCTTTATTTCAACTATAATGGTACTAACGTAGCTTCGTTAGATTCTTCTGGCAACCTTATTACACTTGGCAGTCATACTGCTGGCGGCACACCTTAATTTTTAGGAGCAATATAAATGGCAATTACACAATCGGGTACTTCGATAACATTTAACGATGCTACCGTACAAACTACTGCTTTTACTGGCGGATACACTGCTGGTGTGACAGGTCAAGCCTTCACATCTAATGGAACATTTACTATTCCATCTGGAGTTACTGCACTTAAAATTACAGTAGTTGGCGGTGGTGGTAATGGCGGACTTGGTAATGGTTTAGGTGCTGGTGGTGGTGGTGGGGCTGGCGGTTCTGCTATTTCTTATTTAACTGGTTTAACCTCTGGAAATACTATTGCAGTTACTGTTGGTGGTGTTGGCGGTCAATCAAAAATTGCATCAGGAACTCAATCTATTACTACTGTAACTTGT